ATGGCGAGAGAGATCAATCGGCTGTCGGCCCGCAAGGTGCAGACCCTCGCGACCCCCGGCCGGCACGCGGATGGCGGCGGCCTCTACCTCGTCGTGGACCCGAGCGGTGCCAAGCGATGGGTGATGCTCTATCGCCTCGCCGGCAAGCGCCGGGAGATGGGCCTGGGTCCGGTGCTGTCCGTGCCCCTGGCGCAGGCTCGCGACCTCGCCGCCGCGGCACGAGGCCAGATCGCGGCCGGCGTCGACCCGGTTGCCGAGCGGGAGGCGGCCCGCGCCGCTCCACCGCCAGCCGCTCCCGTTACCTTCGCCGATGTCGCCCTGGTCTTTATGGCCGACCGCGAGGCGTCGTGGCGCAACGCCAAGCACCGGGCGCAGTGGCGGCAGACGCTTGAGGTCCAGGCCGCTCGCCTCTGGACCATGCCCGTCGCATCCGTAGAGACCGACGACGTGCTCGTCGTGCTGCGCCCGCTCTGGCAGGCCAAGCCCGAAACCGCGAGGCGCGTCCGAGGCCGTATCGAGGCGGTGCTTGACGCCGCCCGCGCGGCCGGTCGTCGGCAGGGTGAGAACCCGGCGCGCTGGCGAGGCCACCTCGACAAACTCCTCCCTCGATCCAAGAAGCTGTCGCGCGGCCATCACGCCGCCATGCCCTACGCGGACGTGCCGGCCTTCTACGGCGGTCTCCTGACGCGATCCGGCTATTCCTCCCTGGCGCTGCGCCTCGCCATCCTGACGGCGGCGCGGTCCGGCGAGGTGCGCGGCATGACGTGGGGCGAGGTCGACCTTAGCGCCGCCTTGTGGGTCGTGCCGGCGCAGCGCATGAAAGCTGCCCGTGAGCATCGCGTGCCGCTGGTCCGCGCCGCCATCGACATCCTGACGAGCATCCGCCCCGACAAGCCCGATCCGGGCGCCCTGGTGTTCCCGAGCGCAAAGGGCACTGCCTTGAGCGACATGGCGCTTGCCATGCTGTTGCGCCGAATGAAGCGTGACGAGTACACCGTGCACGGGTTCCGCAGCGCGTTCCGCGATTGGGTCGACGAGGCCACCGACCTCTCGGGCGAGGTAGCAGAGGCGGCCCTGGCCCATCTCACCGGAGACGAAACCGAGCGCGCCTATCGCCGAGGGGACGCGCTGGCCAAGCGCCGGGTGATGATGGATCATTGGGCCGACTTCGTTCTCGGTGCCGTCCCGGCCAAATAGCTTTCAATGTCCTGGCGCAGGATCACGGTGGCCGCGCCGATCTTGCGAGCGGGGAGGTCGCCGGCCGCGATCATCGCCCACACCTTCGACCTCGAAAGGCCGAACATCATAGCAGCTTCCGGCACCCGGAAGGCGAGGGCGCCTGGCGCGAGTGGACGACGGGCGACTTGCTGCCCGCGCCGGGTTCCGTGCGCCTTGGTGGCGGCTTCGGTCTGGGAATATCTATCCATCTTGCCGCCCTCCCGTCCGTCCCTCGCGATAGGCCGGGGCAACCTGCCCGCGGAGCGCGTCAGCGTCGACTTGGGCGCCCTCGGCAAACTTCAGCGCCCTGGCGACCATCAGCTTCATCGCGGCTTGTGCGGTCGCCTCGTTGGGGGCGTGCCGCCGCAGCATTGCGAACAGCCCGCCGAACGTGTCGGCTGTCGAGGCCGTGGCCTGCGCCAGCGCGCTCATGTCGCCCGTGAAGGCGGTCGGGTGGATCTCGCCAATGAGGCGCAGCATCTCCATGCTGAGATCGCGGTCAGACATCCCGTCCCTCCTGTAGGGCCACGCGGCCGGCGGCAGAGACGACCATGCTCACGAAGCCAAATCGGCCTGGATCGAAGCCGGCGTGTTCAACCAAGCCGACCTTCCCGAGGCGCTTCGCCATGGAAAGCGTGCATGGGCCAGAGCACGGGAATGCGCTGACCGGCTCGTTCGCCTTGAGCCAAGCGAGAGCAGCGCGTTCGGCCTTCGTCAGTTTCCTCGCCTCCGTCAGCCCCTTGCCCCTACCCGCCATGGTTGGCCTCCTGGGGGTCGGACTGTGCGAGGAGAGCCTTCAGGAGCGCGGCGAGGATGGCGAGGGGTGCAGACGTGCGAGGGCCGCTCCACCCTCTCGCCGCAGCGCCATCGTCGACCACAACGCAGGCGCGCCGCGCGCTCCAACTGGGGTCTATCTCCATTTCAACTGAAGCACTGGGGAGAACCCGTTCGATGAGTGCCAGCGCATCGTCGATAGAGACGGTGTAGAAGTGCCCTTGCTCCGGGTCCCAAGGGTTCGCGTGACCTTGAACGGCGAAGGCTACGAACACCTCGTAGTCGAGGCGGCGATCAGGCCCCGTCGCCCCCTCCACCCGCGCCAGCAAGGCGCGCAGTTCGTCAGCGGTTGCCATGGGTGGGCTCCTGGGTGAGGGCGGCGTCGACCGCCTCCAAGATGGACAGGTACTCTCCGTCGCAGATCCGGCCCGACTGTGCGGCGACGCGGTCCGCCACCAGCGGGCGGGCTTTTGTCAGCGCCGCCCTCAGCCTCTCGATCTCCTCCGCACCCTCCCGCCGGGCCGCAGAGACGCGGTCGATGTGGACGAGGGTGTCGGAGCGAAGGGCGTTGATCAGAGTCGCTGCCAATGCGGCCGTAGCCGCCGCCTCGTCTTGAGAAATATCCTTCTTTGGGTTGGAGCAGCCACCTATGGGACGCGATACAAGCACAGACCAGTGTCTCTCTGACGAGAAAACATGGACGCTTCCATCTGGTCGCACGAACTCACAAGGCTCTAGGTGACCCTGCGTAGCCGCATCCGACAGGGCCTTGAGGTCGTCCTCGGTGAGGGTCATGGCTGGGCCTTTCGGGTGAGGGCAAAACGAGCGTCGGATAGAGCTTGGCCGGCTGCGATCCGCCTATCCATGTCGTGCGAAGGCAACGCCGCGTGGGCCACTGACAAGGCTTCGACGCAGAGTTTCAGCGCCGCCCGCATCCCCTCGACCTCGGCGGCCAGTGCGTCGCGGTGGGCCTCTGCGGCGAGGGCGCGGGCAGCGGCGGCTTCGGCCCCGGCAACGACCGCAGCCACAGCCGGGATGCTCTGCCTCTGCGCCGCCAGGAGTCTCAGCCCTTCGGCCTCCGCAGCATCTCGGAGCGCCACCGCCTCGTCGCGCTCGGCCTTGAGCTTGGTGAGGTCGGCGAGGAGGGATTTGATTTGACCGTCAAACGATTGGATCGTCCTTTGAACTGCTTTCTCAATCGCCCGCTCAAACTCTTTGGCCGCCCGCTGAACCGGGTCAGGGTACGTGTTCATGCATCCTCCCAGTGGGCCGTTTCGTATTCACGGGCGATAATGCGGGCTGCGTCTTGGTCCCAGGCGTGTTCTGGGTCGCCAAAGCTAGCTCCGGTGTCATCCTCGAAGGCGTGATAGGCCCGGCTCGCCAGCCGCAGAGGTTCGCCTGCGGGCAGGTTGCCGCTCTTGCCGATCTCGACCGCCATGGCGATGATGAATTGCGTGCGGGTTAGTGCCACCGCATCGCGCAGATCGTCCGTGGGGGCGGTCATCACGAGCCCTCCTCGGCCTGCGGGGCGGTGACGGGTGCGGGAGGGGGCGCGTCGGGATACGAGAGCGCCCGGTAGAACGCCTTGAACGAAATGCCGATCATGCCGTCAGGATGGACCGTCACGGCCTTACCGATGGCGTCGAAGGTCTCTTGATAGCTCGCGGGCCACCCGTCCCCGTCGTGTCGGACGCGCTCGGGATCGGAGGGGGTGGGGGCGGCGGCGAGTTTCCGAGCGAGCCCAAGCGGAACGGACACGCTAAGAACGGCCTCGTCAGGCGCGTGCGGGTCTCCACTGCGAAAGCAGGTGTACCGCTCGGCTTCGCCGACGATCAGATCCAGCGCCGCCCGCATCCCCTCGACCTCGGCGGCCAGTGCGTCGCGGTGGGCCTCTGCGGCGAGGGCGCGGGCCGATAGCTGTTGGTTCTCTTGGGCGTAGCTGTTGCAAATGGCTTCCGCGCACTTCACCGCCTCGTCGCGCTCGGCCTTGAGCTTGGTGAGGTCGGCGAGGAGAGTGCGGATCGCACGGGCGCCCAACTCCCTTGCTGGCCGCAGGACGTCACTCTCTGGGTATTCCAGTGCGTCGAGGGCTTGTGTCGGCAGGTCCACCGCATCGCGCAGATCGTCCGTGGGGGCGGTCATGGGCGAGGCTCCATTTCAGCCAGCGTGCGATACTTTGTAAGGCTCTCGGCGAGGCTGTGTATTAAATCGGCCTCAGCGATACGGGCGGTTTGGCTACGCTTGCCAGAACAAAAGCGAGCAGTGTCACGATGGAATTCTGCTTCGCTTTTTAGCCACTCGACTATGGCGTCGCGCGTTTCTTCAGGGGTTTTCGTCGGGAGGACCATGCTCATCACGCGTCCCCCTCGGCCTGCGGGGCGGTGACGGGTGCGGCCCATTTCAGGTAGCTTCGGGAGCGCAGCGCGAAGATCGAAGCCTCGGCGGCGGGGATCTCGGCCCTCCACTCAGCGTCCGTGACCCGTCCTCCGTCGCAGTAGGCACCGCCTTTCCTGCGAGCGGCGATGCAGCGCGCAGCCACTTCGACCTCGTCCCACCCGTCCCCGTCGTGTCGGACGCGCTCGGGATCGGAGGGGGTGGGGGCGGCGGCGAGAGCGGCGGGAAAGTAGGGGTCGTCAGCCAGGCCGGGAGAAACAACGGTCTCTCGTATCCGGTATACCTCGTCGCACCATTTGCGGATCTGATCACGGTTGTGCCCGATGGCGCCGACCATCTCGGCATAAGAGGCATACGAGGCCAATTCGAGCGCGGCCTTGGCCAACTCTTCGATCGGAGTGAGTTGCACATCGGTCTCCATGGTTGCGGAGGAGGCGGTCAGGGGTGGGGTCATGGGGAGGGCTCAAACCGGGCAGGCACCGGTTCGTTGGGTTGCCCTTGGTATTTTCCCGCGTATCCACGCTCGGGAGGCGCGGCCATCTGGTGGAAGACGATCTGCGCAATGGGCTGGCCGGCTCGCAGGATCACCGGGCCGGGCGCGTGGCAGACGATTTCGAGGGTAAGGTGCCCCCGCCAAGACGGCTCAAGACAGGTGTTGAACAGGCTCACGCCCTGGCGGGCCAACGTCGACTTATCGAGGACGAAGGCCATCACGTCGGCCGGCATGTCGAAGTGCTCGACCGTCGAGGCGAGGCGGAATTCACCCTTCCACAGGACCATTCCCTGCTTGATCCGCACGTCGTACCCGCCGTGGCTCTCGCCGAAGCTAAGCCCGGTCTCGTGCACGGTGCGGCCCACGTAGGGCGTCACCATTCCGCGCTCGCGGATCATCCAGTCGGGGAGGATCATGACGCCCTCACAGGCTGACGCTCGCCGTCACGGATGATCGCTCCGTCAGCGTATGCGTAGGGCTCACCGAAGGCGCTCGGGAGCGTGATGGGCCTCGGCTCCTCGTTCCGATGGGCGTTGGCCTTAGGGACGGCGAGGCGTTGCTGGATGGCGGTCAGCCTTGGCCCCATGCGGCGGCATTGTCTGGTCATGGGCGCGCTCCAATGTTCTTGCTGCTCGGCAGCTTGCGGCCGGGCGGGAAACGGTGCTTCGGCTTGACGGGCGGCAGTGGTGCGCCGGTCGTCTTCGCCAGAAGGCGGCTGCGGAACGCCTCCTCCTTGGCCGTAAGGCGGCGGTTGTGGGCGATGTCGCCAGCGTCCGCGCCGCGCGTCGTGGCGCCCGTGCCGAAGGTCTTCGCGGCGTGGGCTTCCTTCCTCATCCAAACGAGGTGCGCCGGGTCGTGCTGGTGCGGACGGTGCTGGCCCGTCACAGGGTCGATCTCGCGCAGGGCCAACGCCGGAACGTGGTCAAGCTCAAACTGCGGCGTGACCTCGACCGGGATCATCCCGAGCTTGCGCATGAGGCTGGCGCAGAGGGCGAGGGCGCAATCTCTTTGGACCTTCATTGGCACCGCACGGCGGGGTTCGGGCTTCATGCCAAGCCCTCCGGGGCCTTGACGTTGAAGCTCCACCGACGACGGCCCGTCGCGACCCGGAGATCGTGGTCTAGAAAATGCCCGTCCCACCAAACGATGTCGGCACCTTCGATCTCGGCGATGACATCGGCTAAATCCCAGTCCGCGCCGCACATGCCTCCGAAGCAATGGAGGATCGTGCGCCCATCTTCGGTCTTGAAAGCCGCTGCGGTGGCGGCTTCAATGAACTCGCTCCGATTGCTCATGCTGCTTTCCCCGTCCGCCGGGCAAGTTCACGCGATCCAGCCCACTGCTGAAAATCGCGATCCATCTCGCGCCAAAGCCGAAGCGCGTTGTCGTCCGTGGCGATGTCGCGCTTGCGCTCGACGCCGCACCACCGCTTGACGAAAGCCTCTGCGGTCTCAGCGTCGCTGCGCTCGCCGACAATCCTCTTCGTTCGCTCCCACTCCATGGCAAAGCCGGATGGGTCGGTGCGCAGGAACCCAGCGAAATCGGGGTCTTGGCACCGCAGGGCGACCTTGCTTGCAATAGGCAGCGCCTTCCGATCGGACGGGGCCGCTGCCGGCCGGCTGGGATGCGCGGGCACCCCTGCGGCCCCGTCCTGGCCCGACAAAGCGTCGGGCGTCTCGTGACGCTGGCGATCGTGGGCGACCGCTGCGGCGTCGGTGATCCTGGCAATGGCGATCGGCGTGCCGGGGCTGCCGAGAAGCGTGAAGGCATCCGGCGCGGACTTCGGGTCCACGTCGAGAACGATCCGCATCGTGCCGTCCACGAGGGTCGACATCTTGACGTAGGAGGCGAGGACGGCGGCGTTCATGCGGCTTGCCTTTCATCGCCAAGGGCCATGAGGCGCGCCATGAGGGCGTCCTTCATTTCCTTCACGTCCTCAATCGTCAGGCCGAAGTCGCGACGAGCCTGCTTCTCTTTGGGCGATCCCCACCACGTCTTGAGAGCGATGGGATCGTGCGAGGTCGCGATCTTGCGGAAGACGCTGGCGGCGTAGTCGACAGCCGCGGTGTCGTCGTCGAAAGGCGTGCCGTTGCCGCCCTGCGGGCTTGGCGTCGCTGGCGTTGACGCTTGCTGGCGGTCGCCACCCTTGAACTCGTCAGCCTCCTCCTCGGAGAAGGCGAGGCCATGAAGGCTCACAAGCTTGAGGATCACGCGATCCTTTGCCCGCTTTTCGGCCATGGCCCAGACGTATCCCGCCTGCTTGCCGGACACGCGATAGTTCACGTTGACCAGAGCCTCGCCGATCGACCACTCCATGCGGTCGCCTAGCGTGCCACTGACCAGAAGCACGGCCTCGTCGCGCTCGGCGCGGATGATGGTCGGCGAGGCGTATTTGATACCGGCCTTAGCGGCGATCCGCTCCAAGGCTTTGTGAGAGATCACGGCGGTGCCCTGAACGCGCCAGACCGTGCCCTTGTCGTTGAAGTCCTCGTCGTACTGACGGAGGACAGTGCGAATTGCGTCGTCGGCACTCATTGCGCGCGCACTCCCTCGGTGATCTTGACGCCGGGCATGTCCCGCACGCCTTGCGAGCAAAGCTGATCGGCTAGGCTCTTGAGCCAGCCGGTGAGAGCGTCCTGACGGTTGGCCCAGACCCAGCGGGCGAAAGCCTGGGTGTCCACGACCTCGGCGGCGTAGGTCTTGCGCACTCCGATGGCGCGGCCGGTGCCCTTGACGGTGGCACGGTCCTTCTCGGCCCGGCGGGCGGCGGCCTCCGCATCACGAGCGGTGGCGGCAAGGCGCTCGGCTTCCTCGCGGGCGGCCAGGTCATCGACGCGACTTGCCTGGAAGGCGGCCCTAGCGGCTTCCTCGGCCACGCGGGCAGCTTCGCGCGCCTCGGCCTCGACACGGCGCTTCTCGGCTTCCCGTGCGGCTAGGAACGGCGCCAGGGCCTTGTCGCAGGCGTTGAGCGCGAGAACCGCCTTACCCGTGACCGTCTTTGTCTCGCCGATCAGCGTGTTGTAGCGGGCCTGAACCTCGGCTTTGCCTTCGTTGAAGGGCTTGTTCTCAGCCTCTCGGCGCTGGTCGGCGACCTTGGCGGCGTCGCGGATGCTGGCCATGAGCTTGCCGACAGCCTCGGCCATCGCCTGCGTCTGGATCGGCTCGCCGTCGAGAAAGTTGCGGGCCTCCTCGTAGAGGTCGCCGATCTCCTGTGCGGACAGGTCGAACGGCGTAGGCTCGACCGGACCGGCGTTGTCGCCGATGGGCGCAGGCTGGCCGGGAATGCGAACGGGCGCGTTCATGCCGCGATGCTTTCGGGTTGGGTTTCGATCCCGAGGAAGGCCAGAGCCTCGACCTCAGTGGCGAAGCTCGCGAACGTGGCCGGGCCTACGTCGAGCATCGGGGTCGCCTGCCGATACGAAGGCCAGACCTCGTACCCGTCCCCAGCGGAAGGGGCGTAGAGGTAGCCGACGATCACGCCATCGCGGACGATGAAGCGGGTCGGCAGGCCGTAGGCGGGTTGGAGGGAGAGGCCAGTCACTTGCCAACCCCCAAGATCATCATGCGAGCCACCATGACGACGGCCGCGCAGACGGTGATGAAAACCATGGGGCCGAAGGTCAGGGCGGCTGGGGTTTGGGATGCGAGGTAGCTGGACATCACGCTGCTTGCCCTCTGATCTGGCGGTTGCTCTCGTTGATCTCGTTCCGGCGGGCCTCTGCGGCCTCGTACCGATCAGCCAGCCACATGGCGGCGTCGTCGGAGAGCATCCGCCAGCCGAAGCGGTTGAAGGCGGCCTGCATCAGGGCCTCATCGGAGGCGCGGCAGACGCCGTGATGCTCGGAGAGGACAGCCTCGTCCTCGGAGCGGGTGGTGCGGGTGGCGGGCATCAACGAGCCCTCGCCGAAATGCCGTAGTCGTGGCTGGTGAGGACGTGCTCACGGTCGGCGGGACAAACCGCGTCGAACCGATCCAGCGCGATTTGCAGCGCCGTGACGCGGTCCTCGGCTTGGCTCATGTCGAGGGACTGGTCAGCGTCGAGCAGGATGCCCTCGATCTCGCCCTGCAACGCCATGGCGGCGGCAAGGCGCTCGGCAGCGGCATGGATGCGGGCGGTGGTGACGTCGTGGATGTTGCCCTGAGCAACCCGGCGAACGAGGTCGCGATACACGGTCTGGCAACGGGCGACTTCGGTCGCGGCAGCGTCAAGCTGATAGAGCCTGTCGCGCTTGGTCACGGGGCCGGTGGTGCTGAGGACGGTGCGAACCGTGTCGGCGCCGACTAGAGAAAACGGGGAGAAAGAGGTCACTGCGCGGCTCCATCACCGGGTGGCGATGGAGAGAGATTACGCCTTACGCGTAGGATGTCAACGCGTAATCGGGAGAAAAATTACGCGTTACGCGTCTTCGCCCGAAAGCACGATACGGTGGACTGACACCACTTCATCCCGGTCGAACTCAATTTCTCCGGCGGGGTTGAACTGCGCGAGGATCAGCCGGTCGCCGGACCAGCCGACAAACCGCTTTACGTAGCCCCGAGGCGGTTCGCCTGCGCCGTCCCCGGCGACCTGAACCACCACGAAGTGCCCTTTGCGCACGGGCTTTCCAGGGTGGACATAGACGGTTTCTCCCGCCAGGTAGCGTGGTTCCATGCTGTCGCCAGAGACATAGACTGCATAGGCGTTATGGACGCTCGTCAGCATGGGCGGCCTTGCAATCCTGTCCACCACGTCGCCATTAAAGTCCGCGTGGCCAACAGGCCCGCCCGTCGCAAGTCCGTATACAGGCAGCAGTTCGGCTTCGGCGTAGAGCTGCCGTTGCATTGGCTTGCTGGCATTTTCGGTAACATAAGTATGTTCGGCGCCGGGATTTGGTTCCGCGCCGCCTTCGAGCAGCCAGACATACGGCACGTTGTACAACCGAGCGTACTCTCTGATTTTGTCGGCGCGCGGCACTCGATCACCGTTCTCGTGGCCGTAGTAGGTCGATGAGACGAAGCCCAGGCGCTCAATCGCGTCGGCTGCGTCCGCGAACCCGGCTTTATCTCTTGCCCATTTGAGGCGTTCGGCGACGGTCTTCATGGCGTCGCTTTTATCACCGGAGTGAACGCGTAGGGGGTTGACCGCCCTACGCGTAGCGCGTAATTCATACGTCATGGAACTCACGGTCCCCAAAATCATCGACCGCCTCGGTGGTCCGACCAAGTTCGGCAAGGTCTGCGGCTTCTCCGCAAACCCCTGCGCCCGCGGTCACGACATGAAGATGCGGGGCCGCATCCCGCTTCGATATTGGACGCCTGTCCTGGCCGAGGCCGCCGTCGTGGCGCCGGAAGTGACGCTGGACGTCCTCAAGGCCCTGCACCCGGACATCACGCTGCCCGAGGCTCCGGTCCCGTCGAAGGCCGAGCACTTTCATTCCGCGCATCCGTAGCCCGCAACCTCTCGCCGGGAGAACGACCCATGGCCGAAACGACCGATGCCAGCGAGAACGCCCGCTCTCATCTGCAGCAGTTGATCGAGCGCGCCGAGCGCCTTGAGGGCGAGATTGCCGGCCTGAACGACGACAAGCGAGACCTGTTTGCGGAAGCCAAGTCTGCCGGCTTCGACGTGAAGGTGATGAAGGACTGCCTGCGCATCCGGCGCAAAGAGCCGTCCGCGCTCGCCGAGCACAACGCCGTCCTCGCGCTCTACCTCTCCACCCTCGGCATGGCCGACGCCGCCGATGACGTTGAGCAGATCCAGGGCTCCGTGCAGGCGCACCCGCGTAGCACGTCCGATGCCAACTCTGGCGCCCTCGACTGGTCGCTGGTTCGCCGTCCTCAGACGCAGGCGGCCTGAACCATGTCTCACATCCCCCACATCACCCGCGCTGCCAACGACAACGGGATGCCGCTGTCTGACCTCGCCCTCATCATCGGCCTGCTGACGATAGCGGCTGGTGGGATCGTTGGGCTCTGCCACTCGCTGTTGGGGGGCTGACCGATGGCCGGCGCCCCTCTCCCCTTCCGTCAATACGGACCCGGCGATGTCGCTGAGATGCGCGCCCATGCGGCGGCGCTGCGAGCGAAGGCATTCGCCCCGGTGGTCGTCACGCCCCGGCGCGGCCCCGATGGCAAGATCGTAGAGGCCCGGCCCTACGTGGCGCCTCTGAGCATTGCCGAAGCTGATTATCTTGCGGCCACCATTGACCGCGAAGCCCTGGCGAAGGCCATGGCCGAGGCCCTGCCGCAAGAGGCGCTGCCGTCTCACGATGGTCGCCGCATCGTCCGCGTTGTCTCCGATGTGTCTGGCGTTTCGGCCCTGACGATCCGTGGCCCAAGCCGTGCGGTTACCGCCAGCAAGGCCCGACACATCGCCTGCTGGATGCTCAATCGGCTGGGGCGCTACAGCCTCAAGCAGGTCGCCCGTCACGTCGGGGATCGCGATCACACTTCGATAATTCACGGTTGCCGCCGTGTTGACGCTGTGATTGCGGCCTTGGGCCTGATCGTCCCCGAAGACGAGGCTCTTGCCGCTTCCGTTTTGTGGGCCGCCTCTTGGCCCAGACTGAAAGACCTCTCGGTATGAGGTCCGCACCGCAAATCCAATATCAACTGACGGGCCGCCCGGTCGTGCTTGCCGGCACTCATGGGCTTCTCGTCGATGGACGGCCGATTACACGCCTTGCCGGGCCTGTAGCGTCGCGATCCATGTCTAGCCAGGGACATGCGCTCCTCGAAGTGGGCATCTCCCTCAATCTGCTCCAAGATCAATCGTCCGAGCCGCATCTCCCTCCTGTCTGTCACCGCGAAACTCCCTCCGCTCTCAAGGATCACTTGAGCACAGAGGATTTCGCACGTGTCGGACAGACGTTCTCAGATCTCGGAAAAGGGGCGCCCGATGGCCGCTCTCTCTGAAGCCGCATCGCTGATGCGCGTCCTCGCCGAACCGGCTGTGCCCGGCGAGAGCGTGAAGGCCGCCATCTACCGCGCCGCTCGCGCCACCGGCCTGCCGGCGGGGCTCTGCAAGCGCCTTTGGTACGGCGAGGCCCGCCGGATCGACGCCGACACCATGGACCAAATTCGCAGCGCCGCCGCGCGCGACCGTCAAGCATTGGAGAACGCCGTTGTTACACGAGACGCCCTCCTCGCCCGGCTCGCCGCCTGCGAAGCGGCCCTGGGCCTACAGGACGCGCACGATCATCGCCCGGTGGGTGCTGACGCGGGCGGATCGGCTCGCGCTCGTCATCGCCCCATGGCTTGACGGGGATCAGTGGAAATGACCGGACCCTGCCGCCCTGTCATGACCAGCGAAGTCCGCCGTATGCGCGAGATGGAAGCGCAGGGGTTGTCCCGCTTTGCCATCGGTCGCGCTCTTGGCAGGCACGAGACCACGGTCTCCCGCTATCTGATCGACCCCGGCGAGCATCCGGCTCGGACCATGAAGCTCGCTTGCGTCGCCCGTCACGCCGCGCGTGTCGAGCGGCTGTTCGCGGCCTGCAATCAGGCTCTCGGGCTATCCGGCCTGCGCGGTGAAACGCGAGGGCCGGCGGCATGAGCGGGTCCGACGCCGACCTCTGCCTCTGCGCCATCGACCCCGGCCTGACGGGGGCCGTGGCGTTCTACTTCCCCGCCCATCCCGAGCGGCTTGCCGTCGAGGACATGCCGACCGTCAACGGAGAGGTCAACGTCCTCGAATTGGAGCGGTGCCTCCGGGCGTTCGCCCCGGCTCTGGCCGTCGTTGAGATCGTCAACGCAATGCCGAGCATCCCCGGCCCTGATGGCAAGCGGCGCAAGATGGGTGCGGCAAGCGCCTTCAACTTCGGCGCGGCATTCTCGGCAGCCAAGGCCACCGTCCAGTGCTGCCACGTCCCGATGCATCTCGTGCATCCGAAGACCTGGCGCTCGCACTTCCGCCTCAAGGGCGGGGAGGGCGCCAAGGAACTATCGCGCGGCGAGGCCATCCGCCTGTTCCCCGCGTCCGCCGATCGGTTTCGCCGCAAGGCCGACCACAACCGCGCCGAGGCCGCACTCCTCGCCCGGTTCGCTGCGGAGACGATCAATGGCTGAGCCGAGGGCAACCGCATGACCCATCGCGTCGAGCATCTAGCCGAGGGCGTGACCCTCCATTTGGGCGATTGCCGGGAGATCCTGCCGACGATCGGCAAGGTCGACGCGGTCGTGACCGATCCGCCTTACGGGATTGGAAAAGACGGGCAGGCGAAGTCGAGCGGCAAGCATGGGGGACGGAAGGCTTACGATTTCATCGGCTGGGATGGCGTCCGGCCGGCAGAAAAAATCTTCCAGCAGATCCTCGGCGTCTCAGATCGTCAGTGCATTTGGGGCGGGAATTACTTCGCTGACTTCCTACCGCCGTCGATGCGCTGGCTGGTTTGGGACAAGGGCCAGCGCATCAACCAGTCTGACGGCGAACTCGCTTGGACGAGCGAGCAGGCAGCCCTTCGTATCTTCACGCTAAACCGTGTCGCCCTGCTCATGGAGGGCGCTCAGCACCCGACGCAGAAGCCGGTCGAAGTCATGAAGTGGTCGATCCAGCAGATCGGCTGTCCGAGGATCATCTGCGATCCCTTCATGGGGTCGGGCACAACTGGCGTCGCTGCCGCGAAGATGGGGCTCGGCTTCATCGGCATTGAGTTGCATGAACCCTACTTCGACATTGCCTGCCGCCGCATCGCGGATGCGCTTTCTCGGCCAGATCTATTTGTTGAGCGCCCGTCCGCGCCTGTTCAGGAGGCGCTCGCGATATGATCTCCTGGTTCCGCTATTCCCGCCACGCCGACGTGCCCGCCTTTGAGGCTGCCGGCTGGCGCATCGCCTCAGACCTTGGCCCGACGCATGGCGCTTGGTCTGTCCTTCTCCAATGGATCGGGGAGGGTGAGCCCTCATGAGCCGCCCCGACATCGACTTCCGCCAGCCTCACCCTGCGACTGGCCTCCTGTACAACGGCGAGCCCTCTGCCATTGGCCACGCCAGCCAGCGCGCTGCGATGCGCGCCCTTGAGCACGACTGCGGCCACTGCTGTGAGATCGCGGCGGGGTGCTTTGGCTTCGACACGATGAGCCGTGACGGCATTCTCTGGTCCTGCCGGGACATGGACTGCCGGACTTCCATCAAGGCCCGTGCTGACGCCATCAGGGCGATTGCCGGGGGTGATGGGCCGAGCCGGGCGGCGGGTGTGGATCTGTTCTCGCGCGAGGTGGCGGCATGATTGTCTGCAATGCATTCGCGGCGGCATTCAACGCCCTCTGCGCAGGCTGGCTCATTCCAGATGTTTTTTCTGGCGGCCCGTCAGCAGATAGAGCGCTGACTCTCCTCAGCCTGAACATCACCATGGCCATCGCAAACCTCGCGTGCGTGGCTGGGCAGTACGTCGTCACTCTTCGGAAGGCGGCGAGGCCATGAGCAAGTTCCCATACCTGCCGCTGTGCGTGGACGCTTACCGCAACGACACCCCGCACCTCAGCCTTGAAGAGCATGGCGCCTACCTGACGCTGATTATGCTGGCATGGCGTTCGCCCGGATGCCGGCTGCCCGACGACGACGTGAAGCTCGCCAGGATGCTCGGCATCACGGCGAAGAAATGGGCCGGTCTCAAGCCCGCCATCATGGCATTTTGGGTGAGTGAGGGGGGCTTCTGGACACAGGGTCGGCTCGCAAAAGAGCACGAATATGTCTCCCGGAAGTCGGACAAAAACCGCGCCGCAGGATCGGAGGGCGGGAAAGCTAAGTCTCTGAAAACAAAGGAAACAGGCTTAGCGAATGCTACAGCGAACGCCATAGCGAACGCTCTACCACCTAACACCTTACACCAGACACAAGAGAAGAAAGAAAACCCCCAAGACCCTGGCGGGTCTTTGGCCCCCAAGGGGGCTGGCGGCAGGGGGCATCGTATCCCGGCTGACTTCGTGTCGTCCGATGAAGCCGTGGCCGTTTGCGCGGAGATGGGGCTTCGCGGCGAGGAAGCGGCCGAAGCGCTCGCTGAGTTTCGAGATTTTTGGATCGGTGTGCCAGGCGCGAAGGGCCGCAAGCTCGACTGGCCAGCAACACTCCGAAATCGCCTGCGCGAAATCGGACGCCGGAGGCCCTCGGCAGGAGCGCGGGCTGGCCCGATGAATGGCCGCCCACCCTCCTCCGCAGAGAGCTTCCTGCGCCTTTCTGCCGAAAACCATCACATCCTGAACGGAGGCGACGATGACCAAGGCCCTTTCAGCGGTGACGTCGGGCCGGACGCTGGCGCCGGCGGATACGGTCATCGAGGCGGCCATGCGCCGCGTCTGGCCTTTGATGCGCGAGACCGAGAGTTTCCGCCACGACGCTATCCCGGACCGGCTGGCGCTCACTGAGGGCGAGCGTCGGTCTGTGAGCCGCCGGGTGGAGGCGCTGAACCGCTACCTGGCGCCCGCTGAACCCGCCGCGATCAAGCGCATGGTCGGCATGGTGAAGGGGCTGATGGCCTCGACACAGGTGGACGGGCAATCGGCAAGCGCAATCCTCGACGGCTACGCGATGGTGCTGGCGCCCTATCCGCAGGTCCTGATCGAGGACGTTTGCGCGCGGTTTCTAGATGGCCGCCTCGGCAACCGGGTCTATGCCCCCACGCCCGCAGAGATCGCGCACGAGTGCCGGAACGCGCCGGACATGATCGCGGCGAAGGCCGAGAGGTATCGCCTCGAAGCCATGCTGAGCGTCGAGGTCTATCGGACGCCGACCGCCGCCGAGCAAGACGAGATCCAGGCGGCCTACCGCGACTTCGTCAAGGACGCGGTCGCCAGCACGAAGATGGGAATGAAGATCGGCGAGGAGCCGGTCGGATCGGACGCGGCTGAACGTGCCGCCGCTCGCCGCGAATTGGCCGAACGCCTCGCCGCTGATCGTGCCGAGCGCGCTTCCCGCCGTCATCCCACCACCCACGATGGACGACAGGAGGCGTGACCCATGGCTGAGGTGAGAGAGTGGTGGGCGAACGTGTACCCGTATGCGCCGGAATATCGGCGTGTTGGGGTTGAGCATCCGAATAAAGGTTTCGCAGAAGACGCGCTGCGGTGCCGGCGTGATTGCGTTGATCAAGAAGAAGCGCCGGCCTTCCGTATCCACGTCCGCATGAAGCCCGAGGGCGCCCCGAAGCGGTATGCGAGCGCGATGGAGCGGGGAGGCTGGGAAACCGATCCCGACACAATGCGACGGGTCGCCAAGATCGTCGACTTCTATTCAAGGCATCATCCCGCCTTGGACGATGGCGCTCGCGAGTTTCCGTCATGACCCGCTCCATCCACCAAGGCGAGCGCGGCTCTGCCGACATCTGCGCCGACGACGATGGCGAGGGTGTCCTGCTCACGATGGTTGGCAAAGGCGAGGAGCAATCCTCGCTGTCTTACGCCGCAGCCCTCGAATTCGGCGAATGGCTGATCGCCACCGCGATTGCCCGAGAGACGATGGATACGAGGGGACAAGCCTGATGGCCTACGCCAACACCCCTGAGAAGCTGCGCCACCTCAAGCAGATCAGCGCGCCGCGGCGGGAGCCGAACGGTCGCGCCCAACGACCCACGACTGTTGTCGGCCGGAACGAGGAGACCGAGGCCGCCATCATGACGACAGTCAGATCGCAGCCTCATCGACGCGGCCACACCGATCCTGACGAGCCCAAACTAGGGGACGCTCTGGGTCGGCTTCTCATCGAACGCGCCGTCGACATCGACCAGTACGCGGCGGGAGAGCGTTGGAAATTGCTTCACGAGGCCCACGGGCGCGATTGCGAGGGCGTGAGCTATAGGATTGCCCCCCAGACGCTCGATGGCGCTGGCGGTCGCTCTACGGCCACGGAAAGACCACCCGAGCAACTGGTCGCCCTGCGCAAGGATTGGGATGCGGCCATGAGGGCGCTTGAGGAGACAGGCGAGGGCCGCGCTGCCTACCAAGCTCTGACCCTCGTCTGCACCCTCGACAGCTATCCTCGCCTGGACGAGGTGCGTGGTTCGTTGCGGGTCGGGCTGAATGCCCTTCATCGGCTTTGGAAGTGAGGCGCTTGACATGGCGCGCAACTTGGCGGATGGTCACGACGTTATCGGGCGCATTGCGTCCACGGGGCTGGTCCGCAAGGGCTGGCCTTTTGTGTCTCGGGCGACCTGATGCCTAAACCGCTCGACAAGCGAGAGCGCAACAGAGAGCACGATGCCCGGCGCCGCCAGAACAAGCCTTGGCGCAAACTCTACGGCACGGCACGGTGGCAGGCAGCAAGGGCAGAGCAGTTAGCCCGCGTCCCATTGTGCGAGCGGTGCAGCACAGAGGATCGCCCTGTCCCTGCGACGGTGGTCCATCACAAGGAGCGGCACCAGGGCGACGAGGCGTTGTTCTTCGGTAGCCCGTTGGCCTCCTCCTGTGCCGATTGCCATGACATCGACGAGCAGCGGATCGAGCGCGGCGGGCAGGCAAGGCAGATCGTTGGTGAGGACGGATGGCCGACCTAAACCAGGTGCAGTTGCTGATCCTTATGCATGCCGAGGTGGAGCGTCTGATCGAATGGAATTGCTTGCCATCCGCCGAGCTTATGAGGCTGGCAGCGCAGGAGATCAGGCGGCTCAGCGCGTCCACTCGCGCTGAGAGTGGTGACGAAGTGTAGAAGTGTTACTTACAACAAGCTTTGTTATAGGTAATAAGGCCGATACAGCTTAGAGGGGGGGGGTGTCAAAAGTCTGGAAGGTCAATTCTTCCGGACCGGCGCCCAATCTCTTTCCCGACAAACCGTGAGTAAACGAGAAAACCATGGGCAAGCGTGGCTTTCAATCGGCCGCGTCCTTGACGACGGCGGCGACTGCGGTTCTCGATCGCGTAGAGCGCCAGCGCCCCCCGCACGACCTCACAGACGAAGAGGTCGAGGTTTGGGCCGCCGCAGTAAGCACCGAAGCGGCCGACTGGCTCTCGCCGTCGAATGCGCCTCTGCTGACGCAGTATTGTCGGCACGTCATCAACGCCCGTCGCATCGGCCAACTCATCGAGCGCGCCACGTCTGACCCGGACCTTGCGGTCAAGGATTATGACCGGCTGCTGAAGATGCAGGAACGAGAGAGCCGCGCCGTTGCAACCCTCTCCACAAAGCTCCGCATCTCCCCGCACTCCAACACGAACCACCGCGGCAATGCGAAAGGCCCAGGCGCGGCGCGCAAGCCCTGGGAAAGCTGAGACCCGCGCCGAGCGCAACATCAGGTGGGTCGAGGAAAAGCTTCGGGTTCCTGAGGGCCGCAACGTCGGAAAGCCTTTGCGCCTCGCTCCGTTCATGAAGGACGACTTCAGGGCGATCTACGACAACCCGCACGGCACGCGACGCGCCATCATCAGCCGCGGCAGAAAGAACGCGAAGACAACCGAGTCGGCCATGATCCTGCTGCTGCATTTATGCGGCCCGGAGATGCGGCCGAACTCGCAGTTATTCAGCGCCGCACAGTCACGAGATCAGGCGGCCATTCTTTTCGCCCTAGCCGCGAAGATGGTGCGGCTTTCTCCCGAGTTGTCGGCTTACGTCAATGTGCGAGACACCGCCAAGCAACTGCATTGCGCGGAACTCGGCACTCTCTACCGCGCGCTCTCGGCGGACGCTTCCACTGCATACGGATTGAGCCCGGTCCTTATCGTTCACGACGAGCTTGGACAGGTGAAGGGGCCGAAGTCGGAACTCTACGAGGCCCTTGAGACCGCGACGGCTGCGCAGGACGAGCCGCTGTCGATCGTCATCTCAACCCAGGCCCCGACAGAGGCAGACTTGCTTTCCGTGCTGATCGACGACGCCATGACCGGCGCCGATCCGCGCACTGTCCTGCGGTTTCAGACCGCAGCAATGGAGCTAGACCCGTTCTCGGAGGAAGCGATCCGCGCCGCTAATCCGGCGTTCGACGAGTTCATGAACAAGGCCGAAGTGCTGGCGATGGCGGCCGATGCCAAGCGGATGCCCTCACGTCAGCCCGAGTACGAAAACCTGGTTTTGAACCGTCGCGTGGAAGCGCAGGCGCCTTTCATCGCCCGGCCGATCTGGCTTGCGAACACGGGCGACGGCCTCGCGGACTTCAAGGGGTTGCCGGTCTATGGTGGCCTGGACCTTTCGGAGACGAACGACCTTACGGCGCTCGTTCTGGTCGCGCCTGATGCCGGCGTTTGGCACGTCCGGCCGACGTTCTGGTTGCCGGCAGAAGGCTTGCGTGATCGGTCTCGCAAGGACCGGGTGCCCTACGACACCTGGGCGAGCCAAGGCCACCTGACAACGGTGCCGGGCCGCTCAATCGACTATGAGTGGGTGGCCTATCGCCTGCGCGAGGTCTTCGACCTCTACGACGTGCGCTCAATCGCCTTCGATCGGTGGAACTTCAAGCATCTGAAGCCCTGGCTAGAGAAAGCCGGCTTCACGGAAGAGGAGTTGGCGCGGTTCGTCGAGTTCGGGCAGGGGTTCGTGTCGATGAGCCCCGCCTTGCGGGAGCTTGAGGCTTCGCTTCTGAACGAGAAGATCGCGCACGGCGCCCATCCGGTTCTGACGATGTGCGCTGCCAACGCCGTGGTTCAGACGGACCCGGCAGGCAATCGCAAGCTGTCCAAGTCGCGCAGCCGAGGCCGCATCGACGGCATGGTGGCGCTCGCGATGGCAATGGCGACGGCGGCAACCCATAGCGAAGCGCCTCCGTTCGACCCCGCTGACTGGATCGCGAGCTATGCATGAATTGGCTTAAGCGAGCACTCGGCTTGATCGAAACGAAGGATGTTGAGGTTTCTCGGCGCGGGCTTGCCTCGACCGAGAACGGCAACAACTTCGTTACGAACCAGGTCACGCTTGCCGACTATCGGGATCATCGCGCGGGAAGCCTCGGAGCGGCTGTTGGCCTCTCGGCCACTTGGGCTTGCGTGCAGCTTATTGCCGGCACGATCGCGTCCCTACCGCTTATGGTCTACCGGACGGACTCGCGCGGCATCCGCACGGTTGCGCGCGATCATCCGCTCTATTTTGTCCTGCACGACAGCCCGAACTTCGATCAGACTGCGGTCGATTTTTGGGAGTATATGGCGGCCGGCATCGAATTGCAGGGCAACGCTTACGCCCTGATGGAGCGCCGCGCTGGTGGTGTTCTCAACGCGCTGCATCCGATCCGTCCAGACCTTGTGAAGGCTCGCCGCAACGATGATGGCGAGATCGAATACGAGTGGACAGAGAACGGTCGTCGGATAGTCAAGCCCGGCTCGGATGTTCTGCATATTCGCGGGTCGATGGGCGACGCTCTTTCGGGGGCTTCCACGCTGTCGGTCAGCCGCGGAGTATTCGAAGACGCACTCGCGGCCGAGAACGCGGCCGGCGCGATGTTCACGAATGGGGTCAACCCGAGCGGCACCCTATCCACGCCGCCCGAAATCAAGCTGACGAAGGCCCAGCGTGACGAACTGGAACAGCACCTTCAGGAAAAGTATATGGGGAGCCTGAAGCGCGGCGTCCCAATGCTTCTGGATGGCGGCCTCGCCTGGAACCAGTTGAGCATCAACCCGCACGACGCGGAAATGCTGGAAAGCCGAAAGTTTAGCGGTGAGCAGATCTGCCGCTTGTTCGGCGTGCCCCCGGCAATGGTTGGGTTCGGCGATAAGTCCTCGAACTGGGGCACAGGCAAAGAGGTCGACGTCCTCGGCTTTCAGAAGTTTACGCTTCGCAAGCGCTTGAAGCGTATCGAACAGGCGCTTTTGAAGCAGCTTGTGCCCCTCGCCGAGCGTCGCTCTCAGGGCCTCTCAATTGAGTTCAACTTCGAAGGGCTTCTGCGCGGCGACACGGCTAGCCGTTACGACGCTTACGAGAAGGCGATCCGCATGGGCATCGCTACGCGCAACGAGTGCCGCGCGCTCGAAAACCTGCCGCCGGTCGAGGGCGGCGACGTCGTCACGGTTCAGATGCAGGACGTGCCGCTTGCAAGCGCCATCAGGCCGCCGGCCGCGCCGACCGCTTAGGATTTTGCAATGAATAAGCGCACCGCGCCCGTCCTCGAAATCAAAGCCCTGAAAGACGGCGGCGAGTTCGAGGGCTACGGCTCGACCTTCGGCGGCGAGCCGGATGCCTACGGCGATGTGATCGCGCCGGGCGCCTATGCCGACACCCTCGCTGTTCACAAATCGCGCGGTACGATGCCGAAGCTGTTTTGGCAGCACGATCCGAGCCAGCCAATCGGCAAGTGGGTCGATGCGTCCGAGGACGATCGCGGCCTTTTGCTCCGCGGCAAACTGAATATGGACGTTCAGCGCGGGCGCGAGGCCCATGCGCTGCTCAAGGCTGGCGACATCGACGGTTTGTCGATCGGCTACAGCATCAAAGCTTACAGTGTCGACACCGACACGGGCGTTTGGACGCTCGAAAAGCTGGACCTCGTCGAGGTCAGCGTCGTGTCGGTCGGCGCGAACGAGAATGCGGTCGTTCAGAGCGTCAAGGCTGCAAAAGCCGCTCACGACCTTTCCGAGAAGCTGAAGGCCGGGGACCGGCTGACAGAGCGAGAGTTCGAAGTCTGGCTCAAGGGGCTGGGCTTCTCGAACTCGCAGGCGGAGCGCGCCGCGCGCCTCCACCTGAAGGGGCAGGGGGAACCTGCCAACGCGGCTGACGACGGCGCTGCCTTCCTGGCGGCCCTCCTCGGGCACTGACCCGCACCCTATCGCCTTGAAAGGCTCCCCCAATGTCTAAGCACCACCGCATCATCGCGGCGGGCGGAATTGCGTTCCTCGCTTCCGCCGCCATCGGCCCCCGCATTGTGTTTGACCGCCCAAACGAGGGCGGCGGCGGCACCAAGTCGGCCGCCGAGATGGCCGCTGAGGTCAAGCGCGACTTCGAGACGAAGCACGACAAGGTCAAGGAGATCGCCGAGAAGGCGCTTGCCGAGGCCGAGAAGGGCGCCAGCGCCACCACGACCACGAAGGAACTGGCCGATCAGGCCATTGCCGGCATGAACGAAGCGAAGTCTCGTCTCGACGAGATGGAGCAGAAGATGGCCCGTCGCCGTGAAAGCGCCGAGCCCGCCCGTTCGGCTGGCGAGCGCGTCATCGAGGACGAGGGCTTCAAGGCATTCGCCGGCCAGACCCGCCCCCGCGGTCGCCACATCGTCGAGGTGAAGGACATCTCGTCCCTGACCACCGACGCTGCGGGCTCCGTCGGCGGCCTGGTCGACCGGGATCGGCTTGGAATGCAGGTCGAAATCCCTCAGCGGCGCATGACCGTTCGTGCGCTTCTCGCGCCGGGCACCACCAGCAGCAACCTGATCGAGTACGATCGCGAGAAGCTGTTCACCAACGCCGCCGCGATGGTGGCGGAAGGCGCCCTCAAGCCCCAGTCCGAACTCCAGACCGATGAGGCGACCGCTCCGGTTCGCACCATGGCTCACTGGATGCGCGCCTCGGTGCAGATCCTGGCCGACGCGCCGGGCCTGCGCTCCATGATCGACCAGCGCCTTCGCTTCGGTCTTCAGTTCGTTGAGGAAGGCCAACTCCTCAACGGCTCGGGCGTCGGGCAGAACCTGACCGGCCTCGTGACTGCCGCCACCGCTTATGCGGCGCCCGGCAGCCTCGTGGCCACCAGCCAAGTCGATATCCTTCGCCTGATGATCCTTCAGGCCGCGCTCGCCGAATACCCCCCGAACGGGATCGTGATGAACCCGATCGACTGGGCCGCGATCGAGATGCAGAAGGATGGCGACGGTCGCTATCTGATCGGCAACCCCCAGGGCACGATCTCGCCGACCCTCTGGGGTCTCCCCGTCGTGGCCACGCAGGCCATGGGCGTCGACAAGGCGCTCGTCGGAGCCTTCAACCTCGCGGCTCAGATCTTTGATCGCCAGGACGCGACGGTCGAGGTCTCGACCGAGGATCAGGACAACTTCGTCCGCAACAAGGTGACGATCCGCGCCGAGCAGCGTCTCGCACTGGCCATCTACCGCCCGCAGGCGATCGTCTACGGCGACCTCGGCCGCGTCGCCTGAGAATGAGCGGGCGGTTTCGGCCGCCCGCTTCATCGGCTGAATGGAGATAATCCGATGGTCAAAGCCGTTCTGCTCAAGCCCCTCGACGGGCTCACCGAAGGCAGCGAGCACGACTTCGAACAAGACGACTTCAATCGCCTTGAGAGGCTTGGCGCCGTTCGCAAGGTGGCTGTCGCTAAGGCCGCGCCGCCTGTGCTCAACAAGGCCGCCCCTCCTGTTGCGAACAAATCGCTCGACCTCGGCCGCACAAGCCGCAAGGGCTGACCTCGGGAGCGCCCGGCTATGGCCTACTACGACGACAAGACGCCTAACGTCGTCGCCCTGCGCGATGTCGTGACCGCCCTTCAGGGCGTGTCGGCGTCGATGCAGGAGGCGATGGGCGCTCAGCGGCTCCCCGGCTCGGGCACCTATGCTTTCCGGCGCATCACGGACCCGCTTCAGGTGCCGGTCGCCGCGACTGCAACGCAGTTCGATGTCCCGGCAACCTTTTTTGCCGAGGGCGGCGCCGGCTACCAGACGACCACCTTCCTCGTCGTCAATCCGAACGCCTGTTACGTGCGGCTGCGCGGGACGACATCGGGGCCGTTTCGTCCGGTCACTCCGAAGATGGGTTGGCTGTTTCCTCCGGCCTTCGTCGGCGCGTTCTCGACGCAGTATCCCATTTTCATGTCGGCGATGGCTGTGCCCATGCCCGGCGTGCCGCTGCCCACCGAGTTCGCCCCGCTCGATCTGATCTATGGGGGCGGAACGTGACGGTTCGCAGCCCTGGAGCGTCTTTAATCGGAGCCGGCCCGGCGGGGCCAAAGGGAGATAAGGGCGATGCCGGACTCCAAGGCGTCAAAGGCGACCCGGGAGCGGCGGGGCAGTCGGGAGCGAAGGGTGACACTGGCGCTTCAGGACCAGCCGGACCCATCGGACAGACAGGCCCTAAAGGCGATCCAGGCGCTACGGGAAGCGCGGGAGCCCAGGGACTGAAAGGGGACAAGGGCGATGCGGGCGTTCCTGGTAGTGCCGGGCCGGCTGGCCCCCAAGGCAATCAAGGAAATCCAGGCGCGACCGGCGCCGCTGGCCCAACGGGGGCAACTGGTCCTGCTGGGCCGGTCGGAGCGACTGGAAATGCTGGTTCCGCAGGAGTCGCTGGTCCTGCGGGCGCAGCGGGTGCTGTTGGCGCCACGGGTGCCACCGGGGCACCGGGCGCAACTGGCGCTGTAGGCCCGGCAGGCACCCCCAAGCGCGTCGAACGCTACACCGCCACGACTAACGCCAGCGGGATCGCGACGTTCACCTTCTCGCCGGCCTTCACGGCAGCGCCCGACCTTCAAGTCATCGACGGTTGGAGCGGCGACCAGATGATTGCCGGCGGCGTCACGGCCCAAACCCTCACCGGCTGCACCGTCCTCGGCAAGGTCTCACGGGCCACGCTCCTGCTAAGCCTCGGCCCCTTTCAGACTGCCCCTGCCGGCGTGTCCATCACCGTTCGCGCAATCGGGAACTGAGCGCATGACCGTCACCGTCATCACGCCGCCCGAGCCGCTTCTGACGGTGGAAGAGGCAAAGCGCGCCTGCCGCTACGAGGACACCGACCGTGACGGCGAGTTCGAGGCGTGGATCGCGGCGGCGCAGGCCACAATTGACGGTCCGGCTGGCTGGCTTGGCCGATCTATCGGCGAGCAAACGCTGGAGGTCACGGCTTCTCACTTCGATTTCGGCATCCGCCTTCCGTGCCCGCCAATCCTCGAAGTGCTGTCCGTAAAATACGACGATCCGAACGGTGTCGAGCGGACGCTTGACCCTGATGCGTACCGCCTTGATCGCACGGGGACGCTGCAATGCGCTCTCAATGGCTCCTGGCCGTCCGTGCGCGCCGATTGCGAGGCGATCCGCGTCCAGTACCGCGCTGGCTACGAGGGGCCGCCTGCGCCCCTCCTACAGGCCGTCCGCGTGATGGTGAACCTGATGGCGCAGTTCCAAGTCGAGCCGGTGAACTTCCACACCCACCAGACGGTCGTGAGCCTCGCTCACCCCTATCGGGTTTACGCCGCCTGATGGCTGCGCTCGCGGTCGACCCCGGCATGATGCGCGAGCGCGTGCGCTTCGAGGCGCGCGGGACGGTTGCCGACGAGTACGGCAACGACGTCACGGGCGAGTTCGCCCCCCAATTCACCCGTCCTGCGCTTTTCATCATGAAGCCGGGCTCGGAAACGGTCTTGGCCGCGCGCCTTCAGGGCCAGCAGCCGGTCACGATGATCGTCCACTACGACAGCAAGACGCGCACGATCGGCACAGATTGGCGGGCGGTCGATGTCCGCACTGGCACCGTCTACGCGGTGCGCGCCTCCGAGGACATGGACCGCAAGCGGCAGTGGTGGACCCTGGTCTGCGTAGCGGGAGAGGTAGCCTGATGGCTCAGCGCGTTCGGTTCACCCGCGACTTCGACTTTCGGCCGAGCGCCGCGGTCGTGATCGTCCACAAGGCCGGCGAGGAAAAGCGTCTGCCGCAAGCCCAGGTTGAGGCCGCTCTGGCGGTCAACGCGGTGGAGATCCTTGATGGCGATCGACGGACGGGAACGGCTGCTGAAGAAGCTGGCGGCCCTATCGCCGAAGACGCGCGAGGCGATCGGAAAAGCCGTCCGGCAAGGCGCTGACGAGATCGTAGCTGCGCAGAAGCGGCTGGCCCCGAAGCGCACCGGGGCGCTTGCCGCCAGCATCGTCGCCACGTCCGGCGGCGCGGCCCCGAAATACTCCCAAGGCGGTCGAACCACTGGGCAGGCGAGCGACCCCGAACTGACGGTGGTGGTCTCGGCCGGCAACTCGAAAGTCCGCTACGCCCATCTCGTCGAGTTCGGCACCGCGCCGCACGAGAATAAGGGGCTTTTCGAGGGCTCGCAGAACCCTGGCGCCAAGCCTGCGCCCTTCTTCTACCCGGTGGCCAGAGCGTACCGGAAGCGCGTCAAGGCGCGGATCACGCGAGCCACGAAGAAGGCCGCCAGAGAGGCCGCATCCTCATGAGCGCAGAACTCGCCTTGCAGGGCGCGATCGTCGCCAAACTCAAGGGCACGCCTGCCGTTGCCACGGCGCTGTCGAACCGCATCCTCGACCGGGTAAACCTCGGACAGGCGCGTCCCTACCTTCACCTCCGGGGCTTCCAGGGCGTCGAAGACGGCGCCGATTGTATAGACGGGCTGGAGGTCTTCGCCGACCTCGACGTCTGGTCCGAGGCGGTCGGCAAGCCCGAAGCGTCCCGCATCGCCGGCCTTGTCCGCGACGCGCTCCATTATGCCAATCTCACGCTCCCCGAGCCTTGGGCGCTGATCGAGATCGCCCACCGAGACACCAACATCGACGACGCTGACGGCAATCTCGTTCGCGCTCGAATGACCTTCCGCGCTCTGGTCGAGCGCACTACGGCCGGCTGAGGAACTAGATCATGGCACAGGCAACCACCGTCCCGTTTTCCGGCGTGTCCGTGAAACTGGAGAGCGCAACCGTACCCAACACGTTCGTCGCGCCGTGCGGCCTCACCGAGCGGTCCGTTTCCTTCACGAAGGAGACCAACGACACGACCGTGCCCGACTGCGAGAACGAGGACGCCGCGGCGTTCGTCGAACGCGATGTGGTGTCGAAGTCGGCCTCCATCTCCGGTGAGGGCGTCATGGCCCGCGAGAGCATCGCGCGCTGGCGGGCGGCCTACGAGAGCGACCTTCCGGTCAAAGTCCGTGTCGACATCGCCGGCACTGCCGCGCTCGGTGGCGGCAACTACACCGGCCTGTTTCACCTGACCTCGTTCGAGATCGGCGCGACCCGCGGCGAACGCTGCACCGTGTCGATCGAGATGCAGTCCACCGGCTCGTTCCCGTTCACCCCGGCGGTCGCCTAGCATGAGCCGTAACGGTAGCGTCGACCTTGAGTTGGGCGACGAGACTTATCGGTTTCGGCTCGGAATCGGCGATCTGGAAAGCCTGCAAGAGGAAACGGACGTCGGCGCTCCCGAGCACCTGTATCGGCTGTTTTCGAGCACCGACCACACGTTTCGGCACACACGCGAGATCGTGCGCGCTGGCCTGATCGGCGGCGGCATGGCCGTGACGGAAGCCTCCCGCATTGCCCGCGGCCTCGACGACATGCCGACCGTGCGGGTGATCGCCACGGCGACGCTCATCATGGCCGCCGCCCTGGAAGGTGCCGAAGACGAGCGGTTGCCCGCCAGCAAGGGCAAGGACGTGCCGCCGATGGACAACGGCAAGATGCCGTTCCTGGCCTTCTACGCCTCGGCAGCGGCGATGAAGCTATCGGTCGCCGATGTGCGGTCCATGTCTCTCTGGCAGTTCTCGGCCTACCTCGACGGCCACAACCGCGCCAACGACCCGAACGCCGTCGATCCTCTCTCGGCCAATGAGGAGGACGCGCTCTGGAACTGGATCAGCGCGACGCCGGAAGGTGAGGCGTCCGCGCCTGAGTAGGCCCGCCCTTATCCGCCTGCTGGTAAGCGCTAGAAGCGACCACGGCGCCCGGCTCGTTCGGGTAGGCCAGCCTCACAAGTTGCCAGACGACGACGCCCATCAGGGCCAGCATCGTCAACGCGAACAATCTCCGCATACACCCTCCGCGAGGCCGCCCCTTGGCAACTGACCTTGAGCGCCTTGTCGTCTCCCTTGAGGCGAACATCAAGAAATTCGAGCGCGAGATGGCCCGTTCGCGCACCGTGGCCGATACGGCCATGCGCGATGTCGAACAGTCGGTTTCCCGCGGCACGGCTCGGATTGAGAGCGCGATGTCCCGCGTCGGCGGCAGCATCCGAGCGGGACTGGCGGGCGCGCTCGCAGGCGTGTCGATCGGCAAGCTCACCGAACTGTCGGACAGCTTCACCAAGATCCAGAACCAGTTGAAGGTCGGCGGCCTGGAGGGCGCAAAGCTCGCCAGCACCTATCAGAGCCTCTTCGACATCGCTCAGAAGCAGGGCGCCCCCCTCGAAGCCTTGGCCACGCTCTATGGCCGCGTATCCGGTTCGCAGAAGGAGCTGAACGCCAGCAGCGCCGAGCTTCTGAGCTTCACCAACGCGACGGCCTTGGCTCTGAAGGTCAACGGCACGTCGGCGCAGGAGTCGTCCGGCGCGCTCCTCCAGCTTGCACAGGCCCTCGGCGGCGGCAAGATCCAGGCGGAAGAGTTCAACTCGCTGATCGACGGCGCCCGTCCGCTCCTCCAGGCGGCGGCGGCAGGCATCAAGGAAGCCGGCGGTTCGGTCGCTACGCTCACGACCCTCGTCAAGGATGGGAAGGTCTCTTCGGAGGCATTCTTCCGCGGCGTTCTCGCCGGGCAGGGAACCCTTGAGAAGCTGTCGGCCACCACGAAGGAGACATCCGAACAGGGCCTCACCCGACTGCGCAACGCGCTGACCGACCTCGTCGGGAAGTTCGTCGAGAGCACAGGCGCCTCGGACAACGCCGCGCAGGCGTTCACGAACCTCGCCTCTGGCATCCAAGGCATCGCCGCACAGGTGCCCGCCGCAGTCGAGGCGCTGAGCAAGCTGGCCTCGTCGTTCGCCGCGACGGCGCAAGCGTATGCGACGACCTTCGGAAGCCTGCCTGCTTTCGCCGATCTCGCCAAGCGGTTCGCGGACCCGAAGGAGGTCAAGCGGGTCGAAGACCTGATGAACTCGACGGCCAACCGCGGCGTCGGGAAGGGTCGCGAGGCCGTGAGCGGCGGCGCCATCGAGGGCATCGACAAGCTGCGCGCGGCCATGAAGGCCAATCAGCCTGCGCCGAAGGCGACCAAGCCCACCGGCGACAGCATTTTCGATCAGGTCGCTGCGATCGACGCGAAGGCGCTGACGCCGAAGACCATTTCCCTCAAGGATTTCAAAGTCCCCGGCGAGAAGGACAAGAAGGCCGGCGGCGGGGGCGGCGGCAAGAGCAGCGCAGAGAAGGTCAGCGACTATCAGCGCGAGGTCGAGGCGATCGGCAAGCGTACCCGCGCCTTCGATAGCGAGCGCGAGGCCATCGGCAAATCCGCGTTCGAGGTCGCCAAAGCTGAGGGCTCGTTCAAGCTCTTGGAAGCGGCCAAGAAAGCCAACGTCCCCGTCACGGACGAACTGCGCACCAAGATCGACGGGCTTTCGGTCGCCTACGCGAATGCCAAGGTCGCGCTCGACACGGCCGAAGAGAAACAGCGTTCGTTCGAGAGCGCATCACGGCAGGCCGGTGCCGTGCTTTCCGATGGGTTCAAGGATGCCATCCTTGAGGGCGAGAAGCTGACGGTGGTCATGGACCGCCTCATCAAATCGCTGGCCTCGAAGGGTATCGACAGCGTCTTCGACAGCCTTTTTTCGAAGACGGGCGCCGGAACCGGGCTGCTTGGCTCGCTCTTCGGCGGCGGGGGGCTCAATCCGACAGGCCGCGCCGCAGGCGGTCCGGTGAAGGTCGGGTCGGCCTACACGGTCGGCGAGAGCGGCCGAGAGACGTTCGTTCCGACCCAGCCCGGCCGCATCGTGCCGGCTCGCCGGATGGGCGGCGGCGCTTCCATCGTGATCGGCCCGACGTCCATCGACGCTCGGTACGCGCAGCCCGGCATGGAGGCCAAATTGGCGAACATGCTGGCCGCCCGCGACGCCGAGAACCGCCGCACCATCGGCCAGCAGTTTGCAGACTGGAAAGAGAACCATTGACATGCCCCGGATGCCGGAAAGCATCGCCGCCTTGCAGCGGGGCAATGTCGTGCGGGCCATGCGGCTCGTGCGACTGGACTTCGCGAGTGAAACGATCCGCGTGCATCAAGCTGCCGGCCCGCTTCGCACCGCGGATGGCAGCGTCTGGTCCGGCCTCGGCGAGCTTGGCCAAATCTCGGACATCGACCGCGCGGTGGTTCCGAGCAACGGCGGCCCGACCCTGACCCTATCGGGTGTCGACCCCGGCCTGATCGCCAAGACGCTGTCGGCCTCCAGCGAGGTCAAAGGCCGCCCGGTGCGGATCTTCGACCAGCACTACGACGATGAGATGCAGTTGCTCGACGCGCCGTTTGCGATTTTCGCCGGGCTGATGGACCGCATGTCCATTCAGGATCAGGGCGACGCCGCGACGATCACAGTGACGACGGTGACGCTTCTGCACAACCGCCGTCGCTCGCCGTTCGGCTATCTCAATGCCGCCTCACAGCGCCGGCTCTACCCTGGGGATGGGGGCGCCGACCAGATTTCCCGGCTCGTGCAGGCGAACGAAAAATGGCCCGGCTACTAGCCCACCTGCGCGAGGGTATGGCCACGCCGTTCGACCGAGCCGCCGGGGCCGACTGCGCGATGTGGGTCGCTGACTGGGTCAAGGCCGAAACCGGCACCGATCCGGCCGCGGCTCTGCGTGGCACCTACGCCAGCGCGTTCGGGGCCGCCCGTCAGATCGCGCGGTTCGGCGGCTACGAGATCATGTGGCGGGTCTGCATGGCGGTCGCTGGCTTCAACACCACCCGCGACCCGCAGAACGGCGACGTCGGTGTGGTGATCGACGCTGCCGGCAACACCGTTTCCGCGATCCGCTTCGACGGGCAATGGGCGGCCAAATCCGAGGGCGGCGTCGTGATTGAGGATTTTCGCATGCTCGTCGCCTGGAGCCTTTCGCGTGGTTGAGGCGGTTGGCCTTGCGATCCTGAGTGCGGTCGGAACCTCGGCAGCGGTCGCAACGACGGTCGGCATCGCTGGCGTGTCCCTGGCAACGATCGTCGGGACGACTGCCCTCGTGGGCGGCTCGCTTCTGCTGTCCGCGCTCACTACGCCCGACACCAAGGCCAAAGTCGCGTCGCAGCAGTTCTCGTCGCGCCAGCCCTTGCCGCCTCGTCGCAAAGCCTATGGGACGGTCATGCTGGCCGGGCCGAAGGTCGAGTACCGTTCGTCGGGCGGGCGCTTCTACAATGCCATCTATCACTGCGAGGGACCAATCGCGTCTTTCGAGGGCTACTGGCTGGAGGATGTCCGCACAGCCCTCGTGCCGGGTAGCCTCGGCGGCCCGTCAGGCATCTTCCCCTACCTGAGCGCGGTGGTCCTTGAAGGCCACCTCGGCGCGCCCAGCCAAGCGGCATCGACCCTCTTGCAGGAGTTGGGCTACTGGACCGCGGACGATCGCTTGTCCGGCGCTGCCTACAGCGTGATGCGCGCCACCGCCCCGGCAGAAAAGCAATTCACCAAGGTCTTCCCCTCGGGGACGTGGCCCGAGCATCGCGTGCTGATCCGCGCATCGCGGGTGCGCAACGTCAACGACGTCGCCCAGACCCAAGACCCGGCCACCTGGGGCTGGTCCGATCTCGCGTCACTCTGCATCCGCGACCACCTCACGGACCCCAAGTGGGGGATGAAGGTGCCGGCCGATCTCATCGACGACGCCTCGTTCTCGGCCGCTGCCATTCTGGATTTCCAGACGATCACCAAGGCGTCGGGCGCCCTGAGGCCGCGCTACTACATCGGCGGGGCCTTCGACCTCACCGACGAGCCGGCCGACGCCCTGCAAGGGATGCTCGACGCCCGCGATGGGCGCCTGTTCCTCACGCCCGAGGGTAAGGTCGGCATCAGTGGCGGCGTCTACGTGGCGCCAGAGGTCACGCTGACCGATCCGCAGATCCTGTCGCTGACGATCGAGGTCGGATCGCGCAAGCGCGCCACGTTCAACCGCCTCAAGGTCAGCTTCGTGTCGCCGGCCCACGACTACCAGGTGGTGGAGGGCGACCCGTGGGAGGATCTGGACGCACAGGAGGAGGCCGGCGAGATCCTAGAGGCCGACTTCGCTCGCCCGTGGGTGCAGGATCACAACCAGCTTCGCCGCCTCGCCAAGATCCACACGGCCAAGAGCAACCCCGACTATCGCATCACCGGAATGGTCACGGATCGGTCAGGGCTTCCGGCGCTGTTCGAGGACACCATTCGCCTCGTGCTAACCCGGTACGGCATCGACGCCATCTTCACGGTGGAACGCGCGGTGGCATCCGGGGACGGCTCGACCTGCACCTACGACCTGACCTCGCTCGACCCAGCCTGCTACAATTTCGATGCGGCGACTGAGGAGGGGATTGAGCCGGCGCTACCAAACACCGACGCCCTGGCCACCGCGCCTGCGCCGCCCGTTGATCTCGCGGCCGAGATCGAGCGGCGCACCGTGAGCGGTGAGACCAACGCCACGTTCCTGGTCTTGACCTCCGACGAGCCGTCGCGTGCCGACCTCGCGTTAATCGGGCGCTACCGCGCTGTCGGCGCCACCGACTGGGTCGACATGGTGTCGGACGGTGAAAGCCGGGGGCGTGTCGTCTCCTCGGTCCTGACGGACGGGCAGGCATACGAGGCGCAGGGCGCAATCGCGAGCTACGGCCGGGCCGCACAGAGCGCGTGGACTGCCACCGATCCGGCGACGATCACGGCCATTGCGGACACGACCTCGACGGGCGCTCCGACGGCTTTCGTGGTCAACGGCGGCGCGGGGCAAGCCTCCTACGCCTTCACGGCCCCGAACGCCGCTAACTTCGGGTCGGCCAAAATTTTCCGCGGCACCACCACGACTTTCGCCGACGCGACCGCAATCCGCACCGTGAATGGTTCGGCGTCGCAATCCTTCGACGGCACGGACAGCGGCAGGCCGCCCGGCACCTATCGCTACTGGGTCCGCGCCTACAATCGCAGCGGCTTCGGCGATGCCACGAGCACAGCCGGCCCGATCACGGTGACGGTAACCTGATGGCTGATCGCGCATGGCCGCCGGCCCTTCGGTTCTCGGAAGTGTTGCTCGAACCCCGCGGTTCATCTCGATCCGGCGGGCAATCCCTGACTGGCCAGGAACAGGTCGTCGTCTCCCCGGCCTCGCGGTGGGTTGGGACCATGACGGTGCCCATAGCCGATCGCCGCTATGGCCCGCAGGACCGGCAAGACGCTGTCCTGGCGTGGCGCTGGATGAAGGCGGGCGGCAGGGCCGCCGTGATCCTCGTTCCGGCCTGCGACGGGCGCGGCCCATCCAACCGCGCCGGCTTGGTGGCGCCCGGCAATGGCATCCCTCATTCGGACGGCACTCTGCACTCAGATGGGACCGGCTACGCCCAGAGCTACAGCGGCGCCACTCTGACCGATGCCGTCCCAATGAACGCCACGCAGATCCGCATCAGCCTCGCGGTCGGTCTGCGGCTCTTGCCGGGGATGCGCTTTTCCATGTCTGGCGGCCGACTCCACGAGATCGCCGATCTCGTCGCATGGGACGGCGCGGGCATTTGGACGGTGCGGATCGGCCCCTGGACCGCGGCGGCATGGCCCGCCGGCACCGCCCTGGAGTTTGAAAAGCCCGTCTGCCGGATGCGCCTCGCCTCCGATGAAAGCGGCGCCTTGAGCCTGTCGCTCAACCGCTTCGCCACCCCGACGATCGAGTTCGTCGAAGCTTTCTAACCCTCTGCCATTCCGCACCCTGTTTTCGACCCGGCCAACCGCCGGTCGCTGGTGCGCGCCTGTCCCCCTGACATCGCGAGACCCACCCCATGGCTGCACCGCCGTTTCTGCCTGAGACCGTGTGGGCGGATTTCGTCGATCCGCTCAACGTGCTGTCCGGCGCCAAGAAGCCGGACAAGGCGCAGATCCGTGCGCTTCAGCGGTTCATCCTCGACGCGATCGCCAATCTCGAAGCACTCGCTGGAACAGGCGAAGGATCGGAGTCGCTTGCGGAGTTGCAGGCCGCCGCGGCAGCACTCCGGTCAGGTTTCGGCGAAATCTACTCGTCGATTGTCCCCGTCCCCCAACTTAACCCGGCGGTCGGCGCTTTTCCGTCCACGATCGCCGACGGGCGCACGATGGGCGCCTTCATCCCGCAGGGCAGCACGGGTGCCGGTGCGCTCGTCGAGTATCGTATCGGCATTGACACCTCGCGCGTGGTGAGCCTCGGCGGGCGCATCCTGCGTATGCTGTTGGTGTTCAACGTCAACGCCAGCTTCGCCCGCGATCTTCAGGTGGGCGTTAATACGGTCACTCCGTCAACCGTCCGCAGCGTGCAGCTTCTCAGCTATACGGAGACCCGCACGGCCCCGACGCAGATCCTCGTCGATCTGACGTTCCAGGCGACCGGCGACGAGATCGCGCTCTCGCCCTTCGCCATCAACCAGACCGCCGCCGCTCAGCCTCAGGCGGATTTCTTCACGCTCGCCGCAATCACCGCCCGCATCCAGACGGGTGTGGCCGGCGCCTACACCACGGCCGGCGACGAAAACGCCCTTCTAGGGTTCGACCGGACCCGTCGCACGTCGGTCTCCGAGGCGTTGCAACAGCTTGATTGGCGGTTCGATTACGCCAAGACCTACCAGATCCGGCGGGATGGCACGGGCGACTTCCTGAGCCCCGCCCAAGCCAGCATCAACATCGCCGCGTTCGGGCAGTCCTCCGCGGTGCGCCGCTACCTGCTCAAGGTCGCCGCCGGCACCTATCCCGACGTGGAGTGGACGCTCCCCGATCACGTCGACATCCTCGGCGCAGGCGTCGGCAAGGCGATCATTTACGCCAACCAGCCCGACGACACGGGGCTGCCTCTGGTCACCCTGAACTCGGCGTTCCGCATGAACCGGACGTCGCGGCTGCGCGGGCTCTCGGTGTGGGTGCGGAACGGCCGGTATGCCTGCCATCCCGACCTGTCCGGCACCAACCCCGACATCGTCTATCGCGTCGAGGACTGCGAATTCCTCCACCTCGGCAACGATGGCGCGCGTGCCTATCAGACCTCCATCGGCGGCAACCCGGCCGACGTCTGGTCGGCAGAGCACGCCTGGGGCATGGGTACTGCCTCGGGCCAGCTTTGGACCTTCGAGCGCAGCCTCTTCCGCTCCAAGAACGAGATCGGCTTCTATGCGCACAACAACGCGAATTTCGCCCGCGCCTCGAAGCTGATCCTGCGCGACTGCCGCTTGGCCACACAGGTCCAGCGCACCCCGTCCGCGCTCGGCGCGTCTCTCTGGCTCGACAGCCTGGGTTCGCGCGTCGACGACGTGTGCGAACTTGACGGCTGCGAACTCTCTGGCCCGATCGTCATCGGCGCGCAGCCCTGGTCGACGGTGGCGCTGGAAGACCAGGTCGCGGATCGCGCCGAGTGGAAAATCTCGGGCTCGGGCAACACGCCCGTCCCATTCGTCGTCATCGACGATGGCGCGCGCGCGCTGCGCATCACCAGCGCCAGCACGGCCAGCAACAGCGCCGTGACCGTCACCGGCACGGCTGTTTCCGCGATCCTCGGGACCGTCGTCGTCGACCGCGGCGGCGGTGGCCTTCAGGGCGCCGTCTACGGCACCTGGGACGTCGGCGAGCACCTGGTTGGCCCCGCGCTCGACCAGAACATCACCTCGCTCGGCTACCGGCTCGGCGACTGCCGCACCACCAGCAAGGCGCTGACCGTCACAGCCAACGGCGTCACGGCGACGGTGACGTTCAACCAGGATCACCGCGCGCAGAGCAACGCGACCATCCTGGCGCAGATCAACGGCGTCCTCGGCGCGAACGCCTCCGCATCACTGATGTGGGTCACCGAGCGCTACCGCCCGCGCTTCAGGGACCAGGAGGCGCAACTCCTCAACACCGGCGCGACCACCATTCGCCGCAAGCGCGCTGTGGCCACTGGCACCACCGATCGTAGCTGCCGCGTGATGACGGATGCGGACCCGGCGTCGTTCTTCGCCGGGGTCGCCTACGAGGACATCCGGCCGGGCGAGTGGGGGCGGGTTAAGACGCGCGGCCAGATCAACGTCGCAATGGATCTCGACCGCTCGGACAGTGCGGTTTTCGTCAAGGGCGACAGCTTCGGCGTCCTCGGCTCCGATGGGCGGTTCGTGCGCAATCCCACCGTCGCCCTTATGGCAGCGACCAATGCTGTTGATGCGGGCTGGGATGGCAACGCAGCCCCAAGTGTCGTCAACCTCGACGCCAACCTCGACCAGCTTGGGCTCGGCAACGCGGCGACCAAGAACGTCGGCGTGGCCGGCGGCGTGGCCTCGTTTGACGACTTGGCGGGCAAGGTCACCGCGGCCGGCGGCGACGCTTCGCTTACTACCGCCAAGCCCTTCCCCACAGCCACACCCGCCACCATCGCCAACTTCCTAGGGCGCTTTCCTTCTGTGCGCGACTGGGGGGCGGTCGGCGACGGCGTTGCTGACGACACCGCAGCCATCAACGCGGCGATCCAGGCATGCGCCAACAACGGCGCCAACGGCCTGCGCCTGATGGCCAGCCACAAGGTCACCAGCACGATCCTCGTCAACGTCCCGAACATGACTCTCTACGGGCTGGGCGCAAACCTGTCGCAGGACGCGGGCGCGTTTGGCGCCTTGACCGGCACGCTCGTCACCTGGGCTGGCGCGGCAGGCGGCACCGTGTTCCGCTTCACGTCGCCCGAGGGCGCCAACGCCCAGAAGATGACCGGCGGCGGAATGCGCAACGTCCACATCCTGGGCGGCGGGACGCAGCTTGAGGTGCTGTCGCGAAACTACGGGATCTACGAGTACCTGTACTTCCACAACCCGACGATCACCGGCCTCTACGTCGGCGTCGTGGCGCAGCTTGCCGTTGCCCGCGATCCGCAGCGCAACGTCTTCTCGATGTGCCAGCACCGCGCGCTCACCACGACCGGCGCGGCCATGATCATCGACGGCGACAGCGTCGCCAACACGTCGTTCAATCGCTTCGTGGACTGGTCGAGCGTGTTCCAGAACGGCGACGCCTACATCATCAAGAACTCAGACAACAATCACTTCCTGTGCATCCAGGCCAACAAAGCGAGCCCGGCCGGCACCGGCAGGGACATGGTTCTGCACGGCAGCAATGAAGGGGCCGAGCGGACCGCGCGCGGCAACATCTTCACGGTCCTCTCTGCCGACGACGTCGTGAACCCCGGCACGGAGACCTACACCTACCCGGCGCGCGGCAACTCGATCCTGTTCGACGCGGGCAACGGCACGAAAGACCCGATCGTCGGCGATAATGTCGACATCACCTGGGAGTTCATCAACGGTAAGATGGCTCGCAAGTACGTCGACCGGCTTGCGGCAACTGGCGGGTCGGCGGTCGCCATCGCCTACGCCAAGGCCCTGCACCAGGCCGGCGACCTCAATCCCTTCCTGCTTGTCTGTGATGCAAGCGGGCGTGGCGGCCTCGTCGCGCGGTATGACGTGGCGTCCAAGTGGGTTTTCCGCGCTCTCGCTACGGGCCAGATCGAATGGGCGCCGGTAGAAACCCCGGTCGATGGCGTGCCGCTGATGCGCCTGCCTGGCCTTGAGGTCGGGGAGAGCGGCCCGCGCATTCTTCGGAGCACCGCGAGACCGACCGTTGCCGCTCCCAACGGCAGCCTGTGTCTCAGCGACGTCGGCCCATTCTCCCGCGTTGACGGTACGTGGCGCCGGACCAGCCCGTCGCGGCACCCTGGCTACGTCTCGGGTAAGTTCTACCCGCCGCGCGATGTCGTCTTCGCGCCGACCCCACTCGCGGCAGCGGCAGACATCGTCTACGTCTTCCCCGTCGTCATCGACACGCTCGTAACGGTGTCGGCGCTCGCCGCCCGCATCGTGACGGCGGTTGCCGGTACGTCCATGCACGCTGGCATCTACGCCAACAGCGCAGGTCGACCGTCCACCGTTCTCGGCCGTACAGCCACCCCGATTGCTGGGGATGTCGCCACGACGGCGACGGCAGCCCTGACCGCCAACACGGTCTTGGAGCCGGGGGTCTACTGGTTCGCTTCCCTGCCCAACGGGGCGATCCAGCCGCGCACCCTGTCGACCCTGACCAGCCACAACATGGCTGCGATGATCGGCTCGGGCACCGGGGCCAACGTCATCAATGGCACCGTGGCCGCCCTGTCGAGCGCGCAGACCTATGCCGGCGGGCTCCCCAACGATCTGACAGGCCGCGTGTGGTCGGACGTGCTGACGGCGGTGGCGCCGGTCCTCGCGTTCAGCGTGCCGTAGCCCGTCTCACACGGTGATCGGCGCCTTGTAGGCGCACAGCCAAGTGTCGACGGTCTCGCTGGGGAAGTAGAGTGAGGGTGGGCCGACGCGCTTGACGTTGCCCCAGGCTCCCGCGTGGGTTCCGGGCGGAACGTCGGGCCGGCCGTAGAAGGCGTAGGAGACCTCGACCGGCGTGCCGGCGGCGGGCATCGTGACGGGCACGACCCGGACGAGATTGGCAGAGACGGTCACGCTGGCGATCGGCAGGGACGCACCTCCGACCCTGAGCGCGAAGCCCTTGTCGGCGGCGGCCTCGATCGCCGCGGTGTCGACGGCGAGGTCGCCGAAGCCCGGCGGCCGGGTCACCGCCAGGGTGAAGCCGCCCTTCTCGGCGGCGACGGCGGTGATCCGGGCGCAATCCCATTTCTGCCCGAGGTCCAGCACCTTGTGCTTGACCAGCCCTTCGAGCTCACCAATCCGCACCGTGCCGGCCGCGTTGTGGTGGATCTCGTCACCAAAGGCATAGGGGTAGCGTGGACCGATCAGATGGACCCGCGACGCATTGGCGACGGCGAACCGGACCTGATCGAGATACGAGTTCTGCGCTTGGCCCTGCTTGGTGCTGGCCGCCGTTTGGTCGACGAAAAAGTGCAGCGGGTCGCCGCCGGGGCCGTTGAGGGCGAGCGCGTCGTAGGCCGCCACCATCTCGGTGAGGCTCTGATAGTAGTTCTCACGGCTGGCGTCTGTCGCCCCGCCGTGGGTCCAGCCAACGGCCCGGAACCAGGCGGTCTTGCCGTACTTCTTGGCCATCTCCCGGGCCGCGGCATGCATGATCAGGCCCTGCGCCCAAGGCTCGGTGCCCGGCCGTAGCTGCGCCCAGGTGAAGCCCGGGTAGGCGTGGCAATACTCTAGGATTGCGCGCTGCTTGCCCTTGTCGCGCCGTCTGAGGCTGGCAAGCGCCTCTGCCGCGACGTAGCCGATGTTGGCGCCCCTCGACAGGGTAAGGCCGGCGAGATCGACGATGGCCGAGGTCTCGAAGGCTTTGCCGATGGTCGAGATCGGCCCTTGCTTGCGCGCCAGGGTCACGGCGTCGCGCGGATCTCCGGCGTCCCGCAGCCCAGGGACGGTGTTGATCGGCAGCGTCATCGTGCGCCAGGACTGGCCATTGCTGATAGTCACGTCCACTCGCGGATCGGGGGCGAGGACGACGGGCGACGCGGGCCGTAGGGCTTGTTGGGTCTCGGCGAGCGCGGCAGACCACGAGACGACCGGCGCGAGGCCGAGAAGACGGAGGAGAGATCGACGGTCCATGTTGGCCCCGACTGCCGTGGTTTGCCTGATCGGCACCGCTCAGATACCCCTTGCGGCCGAAAGTCCATCTAAGTTGGAGGCATGCCGGCGGCTGACGCGGAGCCTTGCCGACCGGAGCGCACATGACGACAGGGTCACCTACACTCGCAGCCCCTGCCGTGATCGGCGCGGACAAGTTCCGAGTGGCCATCGTCGCGAACTGCCATGCCGTGCCGATCGGTGCCGCGCTGCGCTGCGCCCCCGCGGTCCAGGTCAAGGGTGTGGCCGACATCAACGTGGCCACTTCAGCTGCCGCCGTGATGGCGGCCATAACGAAGGCGCCGGAAGACTACGACGCCATCATCTCCTACAGGTTCGGCCCGAACTATCCTCTGTTTGAGACCGCGAAATTGCGTGGTGAGCTTGGAGACAAGCTGCACCTGACGACCAACGTCTACTTCGGCGGCTTGCACCCGGACCTCTGCTACGCGGGGAGCTTTGCCGGCCGTATGCCCGGTGCGCTCGGCGACTATCACAGTCGCATCGCCATGATCGGCTTCACCAACAGCCTGCCGGCAGCTGAGTGCGTGAGCCTCTTCAACGGCCGAACCTACGAGGCGCTGGGGTATCTCGACGCCTACGCCGAGGCCGAGCGAGAGCTTCGGCGCCGCGACGAGGACAATCAGATCAAGTTCGCGGACCGCTACATCGAGCTTGTCCGTCACCGGCTTTGCCTGCTCACGGCCAACCACCCGACCGGCGTCGTGTTCGGTGAGTATGCAGAGGCCATCGCGGCGTACTTCAACCTGCGGCACTACCGGCTACCGGTCGAGATGGTGGGCAATCCTTTGGCCAACAGCGCGTGCTGGCCAATCTACCCGGAAATCCGCGAGGCGCTGCGGCTCCCTTACGAGACGCCGATGGTGTTCGTGCCGCCGATCGGTAAGGGACTCGGGCCGATGACGTTGCCCGAGTTCGTGGATCGGTCATATGCGATCTATGCCAGGATCGGCCTCGCGGAACTGGAAAAGTCGACCCATTTCCAGGCTGCCCGGAAGCTGCTCGCCAAGCTGACCTGACGCCCGCAAGGCTCCCCATTTAGTTCGTCCCACGACGACGGGTCCGCATCGCGGGCCTACTTGCCTATGCCCGCCTACCACTCGCGCGCCATCCGGCCCGAGCTTCGGAACGAGAAAAGGCGGCCCCTGACAGAGCCGCCCATCCCCGCAGAGGCTACGGCCACCGAAGCGTGTCAGCGCCTCGGGCCGCACATGCGCCGAGAAAACTTCTACGCCTTCCCACGCCTGCTCGCCACCCGGCCCGAGCCACGACCACCACCGACATCGGAGACGACCCTATGGCTGCTGCCCTTGACCGGGCCGCGTTCTTCGCGGCTGTGCGCTTGGACCCGTTCCCTGCTCGCCTGACGGCAAGCCAAGTGACGGGGATGGAAGCCATCCTCGACGCCTGCCCGCCCGACACGCCGCTGGATCACCTCGCATACTGCCTCGGCACCGCTCCTGTGGAGACGGCTTGGTCGATGCTCCCGATCAAGGAGATGGGCGGGCCGCTCTACTACACCCGGATGTACGACATCACGGGCGAGCGCCCGGCCAAGGCCCGCGAGTTGGGCAACCTCTCGCCGGGCGATGGCGCCAAGTTCTGCGGGCGCGGCTACGTCCAGCTAACGGGCCGGTCTAACTATCGCCGGGCCACCAGCCGCTTGCGCGATCTCGGCTTGATCGACCGCAGCCAGGACTTGGAGGCGACGCCGGATCTCGCGATGCACCCCGACATCGCGGCGGCCATCCTCTTCGTCGGCACGCGCGAGGGCTGGTTCACGGGCCGCAAGCTCGCCGACTATTTCGGGCCGGGCAAGGCCGACTGGACCGGTGCCCGCCGCATCATCAACGGCCAGGACCGCGCGGGAGAGATCGGCGGCCATGCCAGGGCGTTCCGCAATGGGCTCGTGGCCGCCGGCTACAGGCCCGGCGGGGTCTCTGTCGCCGTCCCCACGCCCCCTGTCACCGTGACGCCGCTGCCCTCGCCGCCGCCCGTTCTGATCCCGCCGGCTCCCATGCCGACTATTTCGTCGTCGGTCCCGGCGACGCCTCTGCCGGCGCCGCCGGACATCCCGGCCCCGCGACCGCCCGCGCCTGTCCTGCCACCGCCCGCCGTCGTCTCTGCTCCATCCTGGGGCTCGCGGCTGGCCTCGTGGCTGTCGCGGCCCTGGTTCGGCTGAGCCAACCCTCAGATCCTCCCCCACATCGTGAGACCCACCATGATCCGCATCGTTCTCGCGGCGCTGGCACTTGTCTGTGTCCTCGCCTCTCCCGCTCTGGCCGGCGCGACAATTTCCCATGAACCAGGAGGTGGTGCGCACGCCCTCGCGGTGGGGCTGGCCTTTCTCGGCGCTATAGCCATGGGCACCACACTGGCGGTGCTGGGCATTGTTCGGCAGGCACGGCGCGGACGTCTGGCCGTTCTCGCGCTCGCCGCCCTCTTGCTACTGCCTGCCGCAGCCATGGCGCAAACGATAGCGGCCTCGCCCACCACCGTCGAACTCACCGCCGCGCCCTGGCTCGCCCTTGTGCGCGAGATCATGCTCACCGCCATTATCCCGGCCGTGGGCGCCTACCTCATCGCAGCCCTGCGCAAGACCTACCCGTGGGCCGCCCTGTTCCTGACGCAGCGCCGCGTGGAGCAGATGGCCAACGCCGTCACTGAGTACGCCATCAACGCGGTGCCCGGCGCGGTGAAGGACGGTAAGCTGTCCATCAACGTCGGCTCCGAGGTCATCGCCAAGGCGATCCAGTACGCGGTCGATGCAGCCCCGGCCAAGGCCATTGAGGCGGCCGGCGGCGAGTCGGGTTTGGCCAAGATCGTGTTCCGCAAGCTCAACCTCGAAGACGCTGCGACCGAGGCGAACACCCTGGCCCCGGTGATCCAGAAGCTGCCTCACGCTCCGATGACCGATCGCTGATCCGGTGGTCGAACGCCGCCTCTGCCCGTCCGCTCGTGTTGTGAGTAGCCATGGATGACAACCGATCGGCCATTGCGCAGGAGGCGAGGGAGGCTGCCTTCCAAGCCCATTTGAAAATGTTCGAGGCCAAGTATGCGGCGGCGCTCGACGTGCTTCAGAAGCCCGCCCCGAAGACCTACGCCGACCTGCCCGAGCACACCCGGAAGTGGCTCGAAGGCAAGAGCGACAAGGAGCTAAAGAACCTCGACGCGACGATTGAGTTCGTCGTGTCGAGCCGCACCGCCGGCAAGGTGCTCGCCTGGGTCGGCGGCGTGGCGGTGATGCTGATCGGCTACGCGGTCACGACCGCGAAGTTCGGGTGGGATGCCTTCTCCTTTTTCAGGAATATGCCGCGATGATCTGGCGCTGCATCGCCTACCTGAGCCTCGCGCTCATCAGTGGCGCTATCCTGACTGTGGCAACGCTCACGAGCTACTACCTCGCGGACCGGCGCTCACCCATCCGGGTCGATAGCGTCGAGGTGCTGACACCCACGGTGGAGATCGGCGGGCGCCTGCAAATCCGCACGGTCCTGACCTACATGCGGTCCTGCAAGATCCACTCGGATCGGCAGATGTTCGACTCGGCCAATCACCGCAAGCTGGTCGAAGACGTGGACTTCGAGACGGCGCCGGCCCCTCTCGGCGAGCCGCAGACGATCATCCAGACCTTTGAGGTGCCGGCCTACTTCGTGCCGGGCAAGGCGATCTTTCAGACGTTCCCCTGGTACGCCTGCAACGCCGTGCACCGCTACATTTGGCCCATCGAGCCGGGAGGGTTGACCGTGGAGTTTGAGATTGCCGAACGCTGACCCTCACCCACTATTCCCGTTCTACCAGAGCCCGACTCGCCATCACGGCGGGCCGGGCTTCTTTGCATTTTCCGCACAGAACTCCGTCAACGCCCGCGCGATCGCCTGGGCAATCCGCACGGCCTCATCGCGTGAGACGCGCTTGGTCTCGGAGCGGCGGCCGGGTTCGTCCTCGTGGTAAACGGTCGTTTTCCAGTCAGTCCGCTGTCCGATCCATGATCGTCTGCACGTCGTCCGGTGTGGCGCAGTAGAAAATGCCGTCCCCGCTTTCGCCGTCGATGTTTGACGACAGAACTTCGTAGGGCTCATCGTTGGGGCCGCTAGGATCGCTTGGGGTGAACACGACACTGACCGTTTCTCCGTTAGGGAAGACGGCGCGAGCGTGCGTCTTGCCGGGGTGGCGGGCGGCCCGGCGATGCGGCTTAAATTCTAAGTCGGAAAACTTCATGCCCTCTCCGGTCGGCCGGATGCGTAGGGGTGGGGTGATCGACATGGGGGCTCAGGGCTCGGCGAGGGCGTCGGCGATCATCGTCATGCTTCTGTTGCGGGCTCAAAATTGGCGCAGAAGAATTCCGGCTTTGTATAGACCAAAGCCTTGTAGTCAGAGCCGTCCTGAACAAACGCCATGGTGTTTTTGTACTCGTCTAAGAGCACCCTGCCATAACTACAGGGGTCTTCATCGTCGGCCCTTTTGTACTCGGTGGCATCCCATAGCATCGGGACCGCGTTGCATTCTCTAAGCATGAAGCCAAGCTCGACGTGCGTCACTTCATTTCCCCAATGCCGACAAGCGTCGCACCGCATCGTTTTGGTCTCGCCCATCACACCCTCTCCTCCGGTAGCATCGCGTATTCCCGGCCGCCGCGGTAGGCGGGGCGCTCGGTCTTGCCGATCCGGGAGATGATCCGGCGGGTCTGCCGGTCGACCTCCCGGTTCCAGGTGCCGGGCTCGGCGTGGTCCTGGGGGTCTTGCTTGGGGTTCTGCTTGGTCATCACCGTCTTTCCTATTTCCTTAGTTGAGTTATACGGATGATGACTTGGGGCGTCAATAGTATTCGTTGTTATTCGCAAGCCCCCCCTCCGTCTCAAAGGACGGGGAGAGCTAGGGGAGGGGTTACCTCTGCGATGACGCGGTAGGCGGTGTCAGACCAAGTCCCCATCGCCTCAAGCCCCTCCCTGGCAGAGAGAGGAAGGGGGAGCGACCGGCTCAAACCGACCATCGTCCATCTCGGATACCGGCCGCACCCACGTCATGCCGTTGTCGCCTCGATAGACGACGACGTGGGCATAGTCGGCCAGCGGCGCGCTTGTCTGGATCTGCGCATCGCGAGCGAGTACCGTGTATTGCCCGCCACTTTTGACATGCCGCAGGCGCGACATATCCCGCAGCGGGTCGTCACCCGTCAGAGCAGCGAAGGCGGCCAGCACCCTGGAAACGACCTCGTCGCAGAGGTCATCAACCGGGTCTTGAGCGTCGCACATCCGCCCGTCCTCTTCGATGGCGCGGCCGAACAGGCGGCGGATTTCGGCGCTAAGGGCCAAGGCCACCGGCTTCACGACGGCATCCCGATCAAGCGCGGCTGCATCACTCCTGGTCATGGGTCTGTCCTTTCGGGGGAGGGGGAGGGATCAACAAGCGCGCGCAATTGAGCCGCAATGCCTCGGCAGGCCGTTCCTCGGCCTTCGGTGTACGCCTTCAGTCGCTTATCGCTCGTCGTGCCGCCGTTGTGGTCTTGATCGCGGGCGTCGCTTTCACAGACCGCTAGGACGTCGGCTATACCGGCGCGCAGCCGGTCGACCTCGGTGAAGCAACTGTCTTGGACCTGCTCGACCGAACGGTTCGCCCACGCGACCATACGGTCGTCATCCTCGGTCTTGAGGAATATGATCTGATCGACCAGCCAGCCGACGCCGGAACGATCATCAAACTTGCCCCACCTGTTCGCCGCTGCCTCGGCAATGGCGTGGGCTTTCTCACGTCGCGGGCCGGAAAGCGTTGGGGCGCGCGGGGCAAGCCGTTTTCGAAGCTCCGTCAACGCCTCCTGAAACACCTCGTGCGGCGATTGCGGGCGGGCATGATCTCCCATCCCAAGCATGGCTAGAAGCTCGCTCAGATCGGCTTGCAGGGTATCGGCGTCGCCGTCCGGCGTGCGGTAGTTCTCAAGCTCGCCCATCAGCACGCCTCCGAGCGGGGGAGGGCGGGGAGGGGAGCGGATAGCAGCCGTTGGGCGACATGCCATTCCCTCGGCAGATCATTCGCCCGTAGTTCTCGCCCGACCTGGGACTCGACCTCGTCGGCCAAAGCGTCCGCAAGGGCGCGCACCGCCTCGCGCCAGGGGGCTACCAAAGCCTCCATCTCGGCAGACGTCAGGCACCGGCCCGCGGTCGTCCCGTAGCCTTCCGGCGTGCGGTAGTCCTCAAGCTCGCCCATCTCAGTTCCCTCCCGAGATGCTGGGGGAGGGGAGGGACCGGGCGATCCCGATCAGCACGTCGCGGAAGGCGGGCGGGGTGGCCTCGCGTATCCGGGTCTTGTCCTTGCCGCCGATCATCGCGGCCATGCCGATCCGGCGGGCCTTGGCGTAGCCATGACGCTCAAGGGCGATCGGGTGCAGGCGCTGCGGGCCGGCGCCCCAGATCAGGTCGGGGAGGTCGACGCCGACCGCATAGAGCCACGTCGGCTTGCGCGAGAAGTGCCCGTAGTGCCCCTGCTCGACGTGACAGGTCCAGCCACCCTCAAAGTCGGCAGCGATCCATCTGCCGATCCGCTGCGGGCGGTTGAGGCCGTAGGCTGCCCAGGCGTGGCTGTCGGCCGGATGCTCAAGGACACCGCCCCACCGACGCACCGCAGTAAGAGATGCGGCAAAGCAGCCCTCGTCGTCGCCTAGCAGGTACTGATGCGGCTTGCGCGTGCTGCCATGCCAGAAGCGGCCCCATCGCTGACAGGGCGGGTGCGCGACCACCGGATGCGGCCCGGCGTAGGTCCGAGCATCGCGCGCCTGGTCCCACACCTCGACGCCGGGGAGGTCGGCATAGCAGCCGTCCGGCTGGACGTAGAGGGCGGCGATTGTGGGCGCGGCGGTCGGCGCCGATATCTGACGGCTGGTGGGGTAGATGGTGGGGTTGGGCTGCGAAAGCGCCAAATTCCCCTTAGATTTCAGTGATAACTGGCGGAGAGGGGGGGATTCGAACCCCCGATGCCCTTGCAGGCATGCCGCATTTCGAGTGCGGTGCGATCGACCACTCCGCCACCTCTCCGCGAGGTGTCTCTCTGAGACCGGCGGTGCCTAGCACGAAGGGTCTTTGCCTCACAAGTCGCAAAAAGACGGGTCGCGCGTGACGCCGGCCCGGAGAGCCGTCACGACCGGGCCCGAGGGGCGATCGTGCGGTAGAGGGCGAGGAGGTCCGTCGCGAAGGTGTGGGGGGAATAGAGGTCCCGGACGCGCTGAGCGAGCCCGGCGGGCGGTGCCGCCGAAGCCGCATCCAGAAGCGCCGAGGCCATCGCCTCGGCATCCTCCCGGCAGAGGCCGCGGGGGTCTCCGCCGGTTTCCGCAATCATGACGCGGTGGGCCGGGATGTCGGACGCCACGACCGGGAGTCCGCGGGCGAGGGCTTCGGCCAGCGCCAGGGGCTGGATCTCGGACCGGGAAGGGAACAGGGCGAGCCCGACACCCTCGAAGGCGCGGGCGGGCGCGCGGGGGCCGGCGAAGTCCACAGCGGCAGTCAATCCGAGCGCATGGATCGTCGCCCGGAGGCGCGCCGCATAGGCGGCATCGAGTTCCGGCCCGATCAGGGTCAGACGGGCGCCCCCGCCCGCCGGGTCCCGCCTCAGGGCCGCCAGAGCGTGGATCGCGAGATCCTGCCCCTTCTGCGGGTAGATCGCTCCGACCACGGCCATGGAGGACAAGGGATCGTGCGCCGCCTCCGGTATCGCGTCGGGGAGCGTGAGGGGGTTGCGGATCAGGCTCGCCGGCAGTCCCGTCGGCGCGGAGATGTGGGAGGAGATGGTGATGCAGGCGTCTGCGAGACGCCCCCGAAGGGCCGCCAGCCTCCCGCGCGAGGGGTCGAGGTGGAGATGCCAGAGGATCCGGGGGCGCGGGCGCACCAGCCGGGCGGCGAGGCCGTAGACGTAGAGGGAGGGTTCGTCGTGGACGTGAACGAGGTCCGGCCGGAGACGCCGCAGGGCCACGGCCTCGCGCAGGACGAGACGGCCGAGCCGCGGCAGCACGGCGAGCTTGCGCCACAGGCCGACGAGGGGCCGGCTCGGGAACAGGGCAGGGGCCGGATCGTCCGCTTCGGCGAGGGGCGCCCGGACCACCACCCGATGCTCGGCGCGCAACGCCGCCGCGCTCGCCAGCAACACCCGGGTCGATCCGCCCCGGGTGTCGTAGACGGTCGGCACCAGCACCTTCATCGGCCAGCCACCGACGCCCGTCGGCGGCCGGGCCGAACCGCGAGGCGCCGCGCCCGGCAGTTCACCGGTCGGCGGCGAGGGCAGCCGCGACCCGTCGGGCGAAGGCCACCGGATCGCGCGGGGTGTCGCCGTCCTGAATCCGGGCGAGGTCGAGGAGCGTGCCGGCGGCCTCTCCCACCTCGCCGCCGCCCGCGATCCGTTCGGCGAGCGTCCGGATGAGGGGGTGGCGCGGGTTGATCTCGAGCACCGGCAGCCCGCCGGCACCGCGACCGGCCCGGCGCAGCAACCGCTGCATCTGCAGGTCCGGCCCCGTCCCCGACGCCGAAAGCACGACCGCGCTTTCGACGAGCCGGTCCGTGGCGCGCACGTCCGACACATCAGCGCCCAGGCTTTGCTTGAGGGCCGCCACCAGTCCCTCGACCGAACCGACGCTCTCCTGCGCCTCTGCACCGGCAAAGGCCGCGAGGTCGATCGTCCCCTTCGTGACGGATTGCAGCGGCTTGTCCGCGAAGCGACCGAGGGATTCCGGCCAGAACGCATCGACGTGGTCCGACAGCAGCAGCACCTCGACCCCGCGGGCGCGAAACCCCTCGAGCTGAGGCGAGTTCGCCAGGGCATCGGCGTCGTCGGCGACCAGATAGTAGATCGCCTCCTGCCCGTCCTTCATGCGTGCGACGTAGTCGGTCAGGGAGGTCCAACCCTCCATCGCCGAGGAGCGAAACCGCAGCAGCGGCGCGATCTCGTCCCGGCGTTCCTGGTCCTCGTAGATGCCCTCCTTGAGGACCGGGCCGAAGTTCTCCCAGAAGCCGGCATAGCCCTCGGCATCCTTGGACCGGCTCGTCAGCTCGGACAGGACCTTGCCGGTGACGGCCCGGCGGATCTTGGCGAGCACCGGGGTCGCCTGAAGCATCTCGCGGGAAACGTTGAGGGGCAGGTCCTCCGTGTCGACGACACCCTGCACGAAGCGCAGCCAGCTCGGGAGCAGTTCGGCTTCGTCGGTGATGAACATCCGGCGCACATGCAGGCGCACCTTGCTGGCGCGCTCGCCCTCCACCGCCTGGAACGGCTTCATGCCGGGTACGAAGAGCAGGGCGGCGAACTCCATCGCGCCTTCGGCCCGCCAGTGCAGCGTCGCCCAAGGCGCATCGAAGTTGAAGCCGACGTGCCGATAGAACTCGGCGTACTGCTCTTCGCTGACCTCCGATTTCGGTTTGCGCCACAGGGCCGTGCCCTGGTTGGCCGCCTCCTCCTTGCCCTCGCTGACGATGGCGATCGGCACGGTGATGTGGTCGGCCCATTTGCGCACGACGTGGTCGAGCCGGTAGCTTTCGAGGTATTCGTCGGCATCGGCCTTGAGATGCAGCACGATGTCGGTGCCCGGCTCGGAGCGGGTGGAGGCCTCGAGGGTGAAGCTGCCCTGGCCCTCGGACGCCCAGGTCCAGGCCTCGTCGGCGCCCACGCGCCGGGAGGTCACGCTCACCCGATCGGCGACCATGAACGCCGAGTAGAAGCCGACGCCGAACTGGCCGATCAGGCTGGGCTTGTCCTCGGCCGGGGCCTGCGCCAGGGACTGGCTGAAGGCGCGGGTTCCCGAGCGGGCGATGGTGCCGAGATTCTGCGTCAGATCCAGCTTCGACATGCCGAGACCCGCGTCCGAGATCGTCAGGGTCCGCCCGTCCTTGTCGGGGACGATCCTGATCTTGGCATCGGCCGGAAGCGCGGACGCCGAATCGGTCAGGGCCTCGAAGCGGCGGCGATCCATGGCATCGGCGGCATTGGCCACCAGTTCGCGCAGGAAGATCTCGCGATCGGAATACAGGGCGTGGACGACGAGATCCAACAACCGCCCGACTTCGGCACCGAATTCGTGCCGCTCCACGCTCTCATTCAA